TTTTTTTATGATTAAATTCTTTCGGTATAACCAAGATGGATCCAGCCTGCACCAGATTTTAAATATCCCCATCGACCTTCTTCTGCTACAATAGTAAATACATCACCTCGTCTTACTTCTCCCATTTTATCGGATTTAGCGGTTGCGTCTCTACGAATATTTAACACATCGGTAGTAACTCTAACCAAATATGATTTGAATTTTACAGGTTCTTTATTGCCAGCAATATATTCTTTTATCACAGGTAGGAAATTTTCTTTATATGCTTTCATAGTATTGCCGCCAAAGAATGCTGTACCAGGACAAGTCTTAGCTGATTTATATTTGTTATATCCAGCTAAATATACTCCATCAGCAGTAAACCAACAATGATATCTTATAGTCTTTGCAGACGGTTTTAAGCCAAATCTTTTACACATTTCACCGTATACAGTTATAACTGCTTTACGTTGTGCTTCGGGCATTTTATCTTTACCCTTATCGAAATTTCCAAATACTTCACAGCATATAGCTCCCGTATTCCATCCTCTAATACCAATTGGCGTACTGTTTAAATCTCTACCTGTAACTATTAAACCATCAGGCCATATAGTTAAGTTTTGAGCTATATAACATCCTTTAGAATCGGCGGAATGCCAAGTCTTTTTACCGTAAGAATCAAATGCTTCGTTACGTCCAACATAAGGATCGGAATATACTTTCTTATCTGTTTTTTCAAATGTTTTTTGATCTGGAGCTAATGTATGATGGACTTGTAGTTTCGTTATTGATCTCCATACTTTTTGCTTCTTTAACCAAGGGCCGAATTCATCAGCGGTCATTATAGTATACCCATGTGAAGTTCTCATATTATTCACCTTTCTTTATTTTGTCTAATCCTTTAGTTGAGTTATCATTCCATATACCTAGGAACGCTGTTATAACTGCAACTACGGCTACTGGATTAGATACGATACTTAATAATGCTTTTCCCATTAATTCCCAACTAGTTAAAGTATCGAAATCTATACCACTAGCAGAGAATATAAGAGCTATTGTTGATAACCAGAAATATGGATTTTTTATTTTTTCTTTCATAATATTACCCCCCTTATTTTAGTAAACCAAATATAAAAGAAAGGATAGCACTGAATAGTGCCACCCCTAAACTTACAAATATAGTAGCTTGTTGATGTCTTGAATTGACCAAGCTATTACGTATAAAATCTTCAGTTTTATCAGTTTCTTTTTCTAACTTTTCTATCACTCTTGCATTTTCTTTAGCTGACGCTTCCAAATCATCTAAACGAGAAGAGATTTTTTGTTCATCAATACTTTCAAGTTTAGCTTTTACAAACGACATATCTTGTAATATTTGAAGTAATAATTCTGTAGCTTTTTCATCGCCCATAATATGACCCCCTTATAGTTTAAATTTCCTTCCAACCGGCAGGATATGCACTAGGAGACCAAATGTTGTTATCTATAGTTGATTCATAAGTCTTTCCTTCAAATATAACTTTATCACCTTTCATATATGGATTTGTTGAATCAGGTTGGTCCCATTCTTTAGGCGTTCCGTCAAGAGATGTTAATACATTAGCAAATAAACTTGCTGCTGCGGGTGGCGACCAGTCGGCTTGACTAGTGTGGGCAGTTATTACTTTGTATAAATTTCCGTTGTATAAAATATATTGTCCTGTTTGATATTTGGCTCCCACTTTCCAATCGTCATAAAACTCTTTTACTTCAAGTGCCTGCACATCATCCGTTATAGATTGCGCTACCATTTTGCCAATTTTATTCAGAGATCGTTCTTTATCTTTTATACGTTCTAAAACGAGTCGTAAAGAATCACTTACTGTTTCATCTATAACTTCTTCGAAATGTTCGGTAGAAGAGTCTAAAGGCATATAAACCTTTTGGCAATACGTATTATCTACTGTGTTGTATAACATATAACCAATGTCTGCTACTATTATCTTCATATTGGGTTTTATGATAATTTCCATAAAATTCACCTCCTTTCTTATTAAATATTATTATGCGCTTTGTAATGTCCATCCTTTAGATACAGCATTAGCTTTTTCTTCTTCACTTAAGGTGTTTAATTGAGTCTCATACATATTTAAAGTTGCAGATTCAACAGTTCCTAATGCTAATAATAAACTTCGAATATTCGTTAAACTAAAGTTTAAACTACTGACAAGTTTTAGATTTATATTAACTACATATTCACCTAACCAATCTATAACCAAATTATTATTAATGTTGAGTAAAATATTTGTATACTCCGCTTTGAAATTAAAATGAAATTTCAGACTCAACAATGATGAAGTTGTATAGAACATTTGCCCCATATCAGTAACACTACTAGTATTAAAATTGGTTAGATCTAAAGACGTTATTGACGAACAATAAGCGAACATGCAATTCATATCAGTAACCTTACTAGTATTAAAATTGGATAAGTCTAAAGTCGTTAAACCACGGCATCCATAAAATAGACCTTTCATACTTGTTACTTTACTAGTATCGAAACTTGATATATTTACAGATGTTAATTCACTACAATCTCTAAAAGCATTAGACATTGAAGTAACTTTACTAGTATCGAAACTTGATAAGTCTAATGTTGTTAACTTACCACAACTGTTAAACATATAATACATGCTTGTTATATTACTAGTATTAAAATTGGATAAATTTAGAGATGTTAAATTGTTACATGAACTGAACATGCTTTGCATATCAGTAACATTACTAGTATTAAAATTAGTTAGATCTAAAGACGTTAATCCACTACAATAAGCGAACATAGCCCTCATAGTTGTAACATTACTAGTATTAAAATTGGATATATCTAAAGTCGTTAAACTACTACATTCATAAAACATATTACTCATATCTTTAACTTTACTGGTATCGAAACTTGATAAATTTATAGATGTTAATTTTTTACAACTACTAAACATTTGGCGCATATCAGTAACTTTACTAGTATTAAAATTAGATATATCTAAAGACGTTAGATTACTACATTCTCCAAACATGACCGGCATAGTTGTAACATTACTAGTAATAAAACTGGATAAGTTTAAAGTTGTTATACTACTACAGCCGCTAAACATGGCATTTAGTGCTGTAACGTTACTAACGTCAAAATTTATTACATTTAACGATGTTAATTTAGTACAATCTCTAAACATGGACTGCATATTAGTAACTTTACTAGTATTAAAATGGGATAAATCTAAAGTCGTTAATTTATTACAATTTTCAAACATTTGGGACATATCAGTAACTTTACTAGTATTAAAACTTGATAAATCTATAGATGTTAGACCACGACAATAATAAAACAACCCATACATATCGGTAACATTACTAGTATCGAAACTTGATAAATTTATAGATGTTAAAGCACTGCAATACTCAAACATTTGTTTCATAGTTGTAACTTTACTAGTATTAAAATTGGATAAATCTAACGTTGTTAACCCGTAACAAGAGCTAAACATCTTACTCATATCAGTAACATTACTAGTATTAAAATTAGTTAGATCTAAAGACGTTAGTACATAACAATAATCGAACATTTGCTGCATATTTGTTATATTACGTGTGTCAAAACTTGATAAATCTAGAGAAGGAAACTTACAAGCACTGAACATTTTGCGCATATTTGTTACATTGGTCAAATATCCAGGGAGTGTTGATACCTTCGTTATTTGAGTGCCTACATTCTTATTATCGGTATTATTAAACATTCCTTCTAAGCTAGTAACACTGTTATCATCATACAAGCATATTTCGTTACAGTTTGGATACCATTTAAGCACTTCATATGCCCTAGTTTTATAATTATCTTGCGTTAACTCTATTAGAGCCATTGTAACTGTATCGTCAGTAGTGAAAGTACTAGTATCTTCTTCTTTTTTAACTATTTTGAACCCGCCGCCGCTTGACGCTGCGCCTACTACATTCCAACCTCTTTCACTCAATGAAAATATCTCGAATACTGATAAATAATCACTACAAGATTCGGATAACGTTAATGTCGCACTTTCCACGGTAGCTAAATGTTCATTTGCTAAATTTATTATTGATGGTTTACTGTAAGAAGGAGCTCCTAAAGTTATTAAATTGAAATCAGAACTTCTTTGCCCTTCCCAATTTATAGTTGTTAATGAAGTACATCCAGTTAACGCATAATCATAAATTGCTAGATTAGTTAGAGGTATAGTTACTTCTGTTAACTTGCTACATTCTTTATAACATCCATTTATATTGGTAACATTATTAGGTATTTTCGCAGGAGTAGTTAAAGCAGTTCCCGCGAATGTTTGTATTAATTGGCCATTATAACTATCTGGTAACACAGGAGTTATTGATAATGAAGTACATCCATTAAATATATAGTTTCCATTTTGTACGCCTTCTCCTAAAGAACTTATAACTATTTTTTGATTTAATTTAGTGCATCCGTTAAAGGTACGATACATAACACCCTTCCAACCTGTTTCTGGAACAGACACTAAATTCGAACAATAATTGAATGTGCTACCAAAATCATTACAACTAGACGGTATATTGCCGACAGTTGTTAATTGTTTACAACTTTGGAAAGTCTGTTTTAGGCTCGTAACTCCATTTGGTAATACAGGCGCAGTTGTTATTTTAGTACCTGCGAAAGCTATATTTAAAGATCCTGAATAATTAGTCGGAAGTATTGGTGTATATGTTAATGATGAACAACCTCTCCATGCACTAGTTAACCCATTAACATTTATATTAAATTCTGAAAAATCAAATTGTTGATTTAATAAACCACACCCATCAAAAACTCCAGTTAAATTATTTGCAGATTTAGGTAAATTTTCAACAATTTGAAGTTTACCACAATCTCTAAATGCAGTTTGCATATTTCCAACATTATTAAAATTATCTTCCATAAAAACAACTTTTGTTACTTTTTCCCCACTAACTTTATTCCCTGCAAATAATAAGTCTAATAAACTAGTTACACTACCATCATCAAACAAATATAATTCTGTACAGTTAGGATACCATTGTAAAACCTCGTCAATCCTACTCTTATAATTATCTTGAGTCAATTCAATATATGCTTTGACGATGTTAGGATTTTCTGTTCTATTTGAGAAATCATCGTTTTTATAAGCCCATACTTCTATTACATCTACGAAATCAGTTCCGTATAATTTGTTGTATTCGTTATTTATCGTCCACATTTTATTAGACGGCATTGGCAATCTAGTTGCATCGTCTGTAGTATAAGCAAATGCCCATGCTAAAGATTCGCCTGTATATGTTGTATAATCAACTTTACCTGTGATTGGTAAAACTGTATCTATGAATTTAGGGTAGAACATTGTTGGATATCTGTCAGGTTTAATATTAGCATTTATCATACGTACTTTATAGTCTGAGATACGTTTTGGCATCGTTACGGAAAAATCATTGCCTTTAACGATAGTTTTTAATTCGTCTAGATTAGTTAAATAAGTAGTTCTGAGTTCAACATATGTCGTTTCCCTGTCTATTATTTCAAAATCATTAAAATAAAATCTATATATTGTATTTAAAAATTCTACTTGTATCCATTCTAAACCATCTACTATTTCGGCACATAAAGCTAAATAATAAACTACTCCATCTGTACATGTATATGTTAACGGAGAATTTCCTTCTATTCTTTTTGAATAACCGTCTACACTTTCAGATACTATATGGTTGTTCATTGCAGATACTACATTAGTACTAATTTTTATTTCTCCTACATTTAAAGGCAATTTAAAAGGCGTTAATGCTACTTTTGGATTGTTGTCGGACCATTGGTTCTTGCAAAAACGTCCTTCTCCTTGATCCCAATAAAATATATTATTTATTCTTTTTACTCGTTTATCATTAACAACTTTAACGTTAGTATTAATCTTATTATTAACACCATAAGTGAAGAAATCTTCAAGAACTAATCCTTTTAAATCCCAAATATATGGACTTGTAGATGTTGGTTGATTTGTGTTATTGCTCCACATATTACATATGATAGAACCATTTGCTGCTGTTGGTATTATGTTTGGTACTCTTTCTTTTATTAATACATTTTCATTAAATTCCTCAGTATAAGGTTTGATTAAATCGTTGTGTATTGTTTTAAATGCACCGTCTGTGATAACACTTTGTTTTAAATCATACGCAGAGTCACATATAAAGCATTCCAATGTAGTAGGAACTTTAAGATTATAAATATCACTAGTACATAAAAGATCTAATTCTCTAATACCAGTTTGAGAAATATCAAATGTATTAGCTGCAAATACTTTATATGGTTGTATCGTACCGTCGTCATTCGGCATATACGATACTCTTTGAGGCGCTGTAACTTGTATTTTTTGGAAGTTAAGACAACTCGATGATTTAATAGTTATATTTGGTTTTGTTTGCATTTCAGCGATTGTGATGTCTTCATATTCATCATTAGGCGATAAATTTAAAGAATATAATTTTGGCATATTAATTAGTTCAATATTAGGAACGTCGTTTAAAGTTAAGACGTCAGCCTCAACTAGCGAGTTATTCAAATATAAACTGTTTATCTTCTTCAACGCTGTAAATATAGTGAAATCTACATTCGGACAGTTAGTCAAAGATAATTGTTCTATTACAGGCGATCCAGCAACTTCCAGTACCTCTAATACACTAAGATTTTCAAAGACTAACGTTTTTATAGCATCAGGTAATTTTAAGACTCTAAGGTTACGTAACGAAGTAGATAATAGTAGGTTGTCAATGGCTGTGCCTTGTATATTTATCTCTTGTATCAACGGTGAATTATTAAGTCTTAATGTTCCGCCTAAAGCTGTACATCCACTCAAGTCCACTTTAGTTAAATATCTATTTGCAGATAAGTTTGCTTTGTTTGAGTTTATATCTGATAATATAGTTGCGTTCTTACATTCGAGTTCCATTAAACGATCAGCATTACCTATAAGCATTGAGTCTGGATTCATTGAACTTAGACCTCTTATACGTTTAATATTACTTCCACCATATATAAATACTTCCTGGTCTGTAGCGGCTTGAGCTTTACCAGTGAAAGTTACTGCTGTCTTTCCATCTATTTTCTTTTTATCCATTTGGTTGTTGTACCAAGATAAATGTTGATAAACTGGTACATATGTTTCTATCTCAAGTGTCATAAGTTCAGTTGTATTTGCTCTTATCGTTAATGCGTCATTTGTATATGCAGGAGCATAATCAAATAAAGTATCAGTGAACATTATTCTTCTCTTTAACCATCTTTTCAAATGTTCATAAGAAGAACCGTTTGCTTTATTCGCATATTCATCTGCATATGGGCCATATTTAACATCGTAATCCATGTTGTAATATTTCTCAGGAATCATAGCAATTTGCTCATCGTAGAAATATGACATTAAAGATTCGTAACTTAGACCATTTTTACGCATATCGTTGTAAAGTACTATCAATTCATCATGGAATAAATCTCTTATACGAGTCCATAATCTTGAATTAGAAGTATTCCAATATCCTTGTTCCATTTCAATATCAGTATCAAACTTGATAACCCCAGAGTTATCGAATGAACATATTGTATCCATATCATAGAAACGTGGATATGCTATTTCGCCATCCCAAGTATCAAGCATCATATTCTTACCTAGGTTATCAACCATACCTAGAACCATTACTAAAATATAATAACGGAATGTATACTGTTTATTGAAATATTGTTCGAAATTAGCTACGAATTCTTCATCCGTAGATTTATCGGCGAAGTTAACCCATCTTCTTATACCTTTATTAGCATCACCATTCATTCCTAAGAAACCAAATTCAGGACCAACGTCGTCTTCGTCTGGATATCTTAATTCAAATGACTCTTTATAATAAGCCAATTCTGCATCCTCACCAACTCCGTGTTTTGTAGGGTCAAAGACCATAAATGCACCAGCACTTGTGTCAGAGTTTGACGCAACTTCAAATGATGCACAGAATGGGAAGTTTTTAGAATCGAATCCAAATGTTTTGTCATTTGATTTATCGTTGTTAAAGTTAAATACGCCCATATCTTTTGTGTTGCCTGGTTCTGGTTCTTCTTGACCTTCCATCAAAGGTGTTTCACCATCATTGACCAATATTAATCTGCATATATAACCGTCTATAGTTTCTCTAGTATCAGTTAATTTTCCTCCATTTTGAAGATCGAACCATTTCTTAGGGTTCATAGATTTTTGATCGTTTACATTATAATTATATAAATGATCGTTAATCCATTTAGCCAATCCCGTATTTTGCCAGTGTCCTGAAGATGCAAAGTCTGCTTTAAGTGTAAATCTTGTTTCTCCTATACCATGGTTAAACGGATCAAGTTTACGTTTACCATTCGCATCTCTAGGGTTAAGTCTGTAATTCTTAATTGGGTATTGCATTGATGATGTTCCTTGATATTGCAACATGGAATACTTCCCATCAAGTTTCCAACTTTCTCCATACTTAGTAACATCAGTCGAAGTAAATATAGCATCACAAGGTTTTTTATCGTTTTTACCCAAACCTGAAAAGTCACCATAGACAGTTAAAGTTGGTAAATGTTCTCCATTTTGAAATTTAACTTTATCCCTTTGAGCTTGTTTTTCAGTTATATTGCATATAAAGTTATTTAGAGATTCTGCGGTACTTAAACAAACTTCGTAAATTCTAAGATTCTTTATCTTACACCAACCATTCGTATCTTTACCGCCTAAATATACAAAACTGTCAGTTGAGAAATCTTCAAGATATGAAACCCCACTAGCTACATAATCGTTTAATGGCATACATTTACACATAACACCATTTAAGAATATTTTAGCAGTCTTTTCGTTTCTATCAATTTCGAACATCGCAGATATTATTTCGTCTTCAGAGAAGAATAAACGTAATTCATTTCCAACTGCAGATCTCATAATTACTTCATCGGTAGTTATTTTGATTCCGCAATTTTTAGTATCATCCCATAAAGTTAATACTTCAGCGTTCTCTACTCCTATATGTTTTGTAGAGAATTCAATGTCTAAAGTAAATCCGTATTTAGCATTATTTGAAAGTGGAGAAATAGGAACGACAACATTTGATTGACCAGATATAGTCAATTCATTGTTACCCCAACCATTTTCGCTATTATAAGCAAAGTTGTTCATTATACATGGTATTTGTTCGTTATCTTGGTTTGTACCAATCCAAGAGTTTTTATCTTCATCAGTATTAGATTTATTCTTAGCAGATGCGATAAATACTGCCCCAGTTTTTATTGGTTGGAGCATTTGATAAGTTGATGGTGTTATAGTTACAGACCAAGAGACGTCATCACTGAATGCTCCATCCGGAGTTTTAGCCACTATTTTGACTGTATGAGTTCCTTCTGGTAATTGGTCAGTAACAAAATAACTCTTCTCAAGACCACAAGAGCCTGTTGCATATAAACCGTCATTAACATATATCTCAGTATTAAACAACACAGTGTTCTTTTTATAAACTTTATATGCAAATGAAAGTTGAGTTCCTTCTTCCGCTGTAAGCGTTTTCTCGTATGAAGTAATTACCAATGCTGTATCGTCCAATAGAACATAAGTGAACTCTAATGGTGTAGATGTTTTTTCACCATCAGATATCCAAGCTCTACAAGAATATCTACCAGCTGTTAATGTGTTTGGGAATGTGAAGAATCCTCTTGTATCACTTGTACAAGAAACTCCTTCTTGGACTGCTCCATCTATTTCCATATACATAGTTAAAGGTTTAGATGTGTCTAACGCTGTTGGTGTGAAATAGAAACGAATATTAGCGTCCACGTCATAAGCAGTCTCAGGATCGAAATCAGTTTCTAATTCTAATCCACCATATCTTACATAGAAAGTCAAAGTGTTTGAAATAACACCAACTCTATCTATTACATAAACTGTTATTTGATTCGAACCCCTAGTGAAAGCTGTGTGTGGAACTATTGTAGTTGTTTGGCCCATCATTACTTTAGTATTAATAGTATCAACATTATTAACAAATACTCTTAACGTACCTCTACCAGGGTTCGGAGAGTTGAAATCGATATCTAAACTTAGATCATCACCTGTATTAACTAATACTGTTTCTGGTAAAGTTGTAGAAATATAAGGAGCAGTGGCACCACCGCCACCACCGCCCCCGTTTTTAGAAACATAATATAAACCTTCTTCTATTTTATTAAGCCTAGCGGCTGTTATAACATCGCCAGGTTGCCAATCTGTCATTTTATAAACATTTTTGTCATCGAATATATCAAGTACTTCCTCTGACAAATCAGCAAAGACTACAGCTGAATCAACTAACGCCAATTCAACAATCGACTCATTTTCAACAGCAATGGGATTTTTTATCACGATCCCATTTTGAACCGGAGGAAGAGTTACTCTTGCTACTTGGTTATCATCATACAAACGTATTTGGAAACTGTACTCTCCTGTTTCTTTAAATTCGTCTATCATATCACCAGTGACAGTTAATATCACAGTGTCGTTATTTATCTTAGCTATTTCTGAGAATACAGATGGTGCAGAAGGTCTAACGATTATCAATTGGGCGTATATGTTTTGTTGTACGACGAAACGATTACCTTTCATATAAAGTCGTATTTCAACGTTTTTATCGCCTCTATATAATACGACTTTACTATTTACGGTTGATTTATCGTTGGCTATAGTCATATCTACATTTGTATAGATCATATCATCATCTCCTAACTTTCAACCGCTATTGGTTGTTTAATCTCTATTCCATTCTCAATAGGAGGTAAAGTGACTCTACTTGTTTTTGGATCATCGAATAAACGTATCTGGTACGTATATGAACCTAATTCTATTTCTTCATCGGTCATTTCACCCGGAATGGTAAATATAACTTTGCCATCTTTAGTCGGTGTGACATCAGAGAATATAGGAAGACCTTTAGGACCTAATATCACTAATTGACCATAGCTGGCACCTAAGTTTAATATTGTGTTTCCACCTTCTAGTTTGTATTGTCTATAAGAAGATTCGAGGATTTCGAATTGTACTTCTATATTTTTATCTCCAGTATAGACAATTATAGTGTGATCGGAAGTAGCAGTGCTATTTTTCACCGTCACCTTGCATGCTGTGTAAATCATTATTTACCACCTCTTTGATTTGGACAGGTGCTGAAGATTCAAGTCTTTCTATTTCTTTACGAGCATCTTCTAAATCCCTGCCTAATTGTATTACTTGACTTCTTAAAGAAATATTCTCATTTTGAAGTCTGTATAACTCCTTCTTATATTCGTTTAAAATTATATTTACATCTAGTTCCATTGTTCATTCTCCTTTTTAATTTTTATATTTTATTATAACTACACATTTACCACTACAAACTGAGTAGTTACTTGTGCTAGTACTTGAAGTATACAATCCAAACCCTTTAGCTCCATTGGATTTCAAAGATGCTATCTCAGATGATGTTAAAGTGATTGTAGTACTTGAACCGGTTGTTAATGAGAACGTCTTACTAAAAACACCTGTTCCTAATAGTGTTGGTTCGCCACTAGGTCTTGATTTATACTTATGCGCTCTTAGATAATGAGTAACAGATCCATGCACCCCACCAGCCTGACGAGTTATTTTTATTTTTATTGATTCTATAGTTTTGGCACTATTTAATATATTATAGATATCATTGCCAAAGAACCAGCAACTCTTATTCATACCATAGCCGTATTGACCTTGTCTTACTGTGTTATCTTTCTTCCAGTTATTGTATTTAGTTGTTCTGTAACTATCACCATAATCTGAATATATAGTTTTCGCTTCGTCTTTACCAGTATCGGTGTTATTATTTGAACCGCCTTCAGATATGGAAGTTCCTTTATAAGTAACACCGTCGTCAAATATCAAACCACCAGATGCAGTATATTTTTGAGCTGTACCACTGCTACGCCCAGCATGAGTTCCAGAAGCGATTTGCATTATGGAACCAGAAGTACTTTGGAACGTTGTGGAAGTTGTATTACCAGACGTACTATCAACATACACATGAGAAGATGCTTGAACACGTACTAAACTTACAGGATCATTAACTGCTCTTATGCCAGAGATATAACCATTTCCTCCTAAAGCTATAACACAACCTTTAGTACCCATATCAGTTGCGGTTCCAGCATATAAATCAACGTCATATAAACCTAACCAACCTTTTAAACAAGCTACGCAAAATCTATATCCAGAATATACTATACCAACTGCACCTGGTATTATTTTACCTCTTATAGAGCCACCGGTATTACCTTCGCTGTCACCATAAACTAAATATCTGGTACCTTTTTTATTGCCATAAATATAACCTTTTAACGAATAGCCTTTCATATTAATAACTATTTCGCCGTTAACCAAAGGATTTAAAGCAACATTCTCTGTTATATCTGTTTGCATTTCAATCGTAACTTTATAACCATTTAAATTTCTAGGGCATATAGCTACAAAATCTGCAAACGACGCGAATGTATCCTCATTATCCAAATTGTAATCGTCATCAGTATAAGTTTTTGAAGAATTCACATATACTGTTACATCACGATTTAATGATCTTGTTAAATAAGGAATGTTGAAATCTTCGGCTGATACGTTATTAACTGAAATACTATTAGTTACGACTAAATCGGTTACTTCACAAGTACCATCTAATAGTATTTTGAAGTTTTCGTTTACACTAGTAAGACCTTCGACTGTAATCTTATCAGCTGTTAACTTTATATTATTAGAAACTAACGAATAGAAATCATCAGTTAACACCATAGAAGATGAAGAATCTCCGGATGCAACTATAAAACTGATCTTATCAGCAGTTTGTTCAACTTGACTCACTCTACTTGTAATACTTGCGATACCACTAGAGTTGCTGTTTATTGCTGACGCGAATGTATCGTTCGTGTTATTATAGTTTTCTTGTGTTACATAAGTAGATGCTACTGTACTTCTAAAACCTGTTAAATCTTGTTCTAAAGTAGTGAATGATGTTTGTAATGTTCCGATATTAGTTTTGTTAGTGGCTATATCTTTTTTCGCGTTAGTAAAATTTGTGTTAAGGTCTGCTATATCAGTATTTAAATTAGTTATATCAGCTTGGTGAGCATCGTTAGTTACATAAGTTCCAGCAACTGTAGTTTTAAAACCAGTAAGGTCTTGTTCCAATCTCGACATGCTGGCAGATAAAGACCCGATATCTGAATCTTCAAATTCTTTCTTAGTAAGGTAAGTTCCAGCTACTGTTGTTTTAAACCCTGTTAGATCTTGTTCGAATCGGGTAACTGTTTGTTGTAGAGAACCTATAGAAGTTGTATGCCCACTTATTGTAGTTTGCATATTTCCAATCTTGGTATTTACACCATTTATATCAGTTGTTAAATCGTCAGATTTTCCATATAAGTCGGTTATTGATTGATCAAATGCAGTTATATCATCATTTATACCAGTTATTTGGTCTCTAAATGTTTTATTGTCTGCATTGTAAGTGTCGTTAGTAACATACGTTCCAGACACTGTTGTTTTAAATCCGGTTAAGTCTTGTTCTAAACGAGTAACGCTAGACGCTAAGTTACCGATATCTGAATCTTCAAATTCTTTCTTAGTAAGATAGGTTCCAGCCACTGTAGTTTTAAACGAATTAAAATCCTGTTCAAATGTAGTTTGACTGGTTTCTATTCGATTTTCTAAATCTGTGAAATCGCTACGTAATGCTTTATCTGCTTCTGCTATTTTATTCTCAGCAAGTTCTGTTAATTCTTGTTTTGTAGCTTTCAGATTATCATTCGTTACAAATGAACCGGTTACTTCCATTTTGAATCCGTCAAGCTTCTGTTCGAAATTACTTTCTACTTGAAGTATTCTATCATCTACCCCTTTACCGCTGGTAGATGGATTCGTAATGTTTCCTGTCACAGTGGCATTGTGGTCTGTTATTTTTAACGCTACTCTATCGCCTACATTCATTTCAGAAGTTGTGAACACTGGTGTAAGCATATCAGACCCATCTATCTTTACGTATGTTTTATTGTCATATAAAACTACCGTACCATATAAATTAGTGTCTTTCTTTTTTCGTTTGGGATGTTCATCACTGGTAGCTTTAACCAACTCTGATAATAACTCTGCTGTATACATCCATCATCCCTCCCATAACGTGTCAGTAAAAACAGCTTTTTCTGTAACAGGACAACCAGGTTCACATTTTATAGATTGACTTATTACTTTTGCTTTTATTCGTTTCAAACCTGCACGTTTATAATTTATTTCAACACAATCGCCTAAACGAACTGGACAATATCCATGCGTATAAGAAATTGTATATTCCAGAGACGATAAGTTTATTAATAGTTTTTTAGCATACTCATCGATTCTTTCTTGATTTGGTGACCCAACCATCTCTGGATTTTCAACTCTATGAGTTATCTCTCTACCTCTATTAACGGTAGAAGTTGGTGAATTTTCATCATCATTTGTAACTCTGCTATAATAGTATTCGGTTCCGTTAGCGCAAATAACTTCAACGACGTTTGGTATTCCATACAAATCTCTATCAACTTGTATTTCAGGATAAAGAATAGACGAATTATCATCGTTATACGACCAAACAGGTTGCATAGTTGTAACATCTCGATCACGATTAAAAATTATTGACCCATCGTCATCCAGTGCTAACTTATAATCTGCGTTTGAAACTAAATCGTTTACAAAACTAAGCCAAGTGTCATCTGTATTAGCTACGAAATCGAAATATAAAGTTTGAGGGTCCCTAGTCTTAGTGACTGGGGCCCTGCAATGTGTAGATATAAGTTTACAAGTTTCTTCAATGACATTTGAATTCTTCGGTATATAGTAACCAAGTGGAGGCGGATTTTCTTTTAACTCTAATAATGCAGTATATGCGTCTAAAGATACTTTTGATATCTTTCCATCAAAGTTAGAAGATGGCGTTTGGACTAGGAAAGTTCCAAGAGGATAACGAGTTCTTACTCCATTTTGAATTGTTACTAAATACACTCTTATATAGCATTCTCCAACTGGAGATGTTATTTCAAAAGTAGCAGACCCAAGCGTTTCTGCTGTTGAGTCTCTTGTGATTGTACTGCTAATAACTTCATCGATTTTCTCAATATCTTTCCACGTTGTAGGGTCTACTTTATAATATTCAAATGTCTGAATCATACTGCTATTCCAATCCAAATTACACACCTCCGTTTACTCTTTTTATAGTTAATGCTACCGGTATCACCATCTCTTTATGTTTTCTACTAAACGAAACATTAATGTTCGCCCAATATCCAACACCAGATGGTTCTCTAACATAAACATCTCCGGTATAAATAGATAGTTTACGTAATAAATCTATAGTATCAGTATCATCTTTTGGTATGTCAGTATTCCATGTTCCACTAACACCTAATTGAGTCCCATAATAACTAACCGGTTCTTGTCTTCCTATATATTCGATTAATGAAACATCAACTGACGTATCTTCTGATACATCTATATTATATGGTAATTTAAGGAAGTTTCCGGACCAAGGTATATTTATATCTTCGTCAACATCTGCTCTCAATGATGTCCATTTTTCACCCCATTGTAACACTATTGATATTTCGCCAACAACTTCTTCTTGATCTGCGAAACCTATAGATCCATTTGAAATTAGTTTTGCGATTACTCTATAACGAGCGGCATCTAATGCTGGGTGGGGATCGATAACATATGTGCCTTTAGTATTATCGATGTTGTCTGCTATTAATGTGTAACGTCCATCATAATCTCTTCTATATACGGATAATGTTACCCCCTCAATCAATTCGCCTACATCAGAAACAATCATAGTAAAGAACGTGTTGTTGTTTGTTTTATATACTATATCCTCCGTATCGGTTAAAACGTTATCTAAAGAAACCCCATATACTGGGGAAATCTTAGTCGTAGTCTTTGTGTATGTTGTTTCATTAACTTTAGTTACTTCGTAGTAGTCAATGGTTTTTACTTCACAATATGGACGGACATAAGCTACTATAGCGTCTTCGTCTACCATGATTTCAGCGCTAGGATATATAAGATTGTCGTCCCAAATTACATCAAACTGTGTAGTTGCTTCGCCAGTTAGCCCTGAATTCATAGCTACTACAACATTAACTTTATATGATATATCCCCTTCCAAATCGATATTATTAGCAGATAATTCAACCAATAAATGTTCAGAAGTATTATAATATTTAGAGAATATCTCTTCACCTTCAGACACCATTTTGAAATTTCCTAACGAGTCAACGGTTTCATATGTGTAATCAGAAGTAACCGTAACATAATAACCGAGAGGAGTTTGTGTGTTTGGTCCTGATAAAGCTTTTATATAAAAAGGAAAGCCCGAAACCGTATCTATAACATCACCATTAGAATTAGTTAACGTCAATGCTAATGTCGGCTTCGCGTAAATTTCTATTGAACGTTCTGTAGACCATTCACCATAAACGCCAGTTATACCAGCAGTTTTAACACGCCAAGAAATTTTAGCACCCGCTGTGTAACCACTTGTATCTATAGAATATTCTTCTTCTAAATCTGCTTCACCATCAGTAGTTTTAGGCGTGTGTATTATCTCGTGTGGTGTTGTAGTGTTATTGTATGTTATCTCTAGCATGGATTTTTTCAAGTCTGAATTATCTTGAGTATTGTGTACCCAATGTAAAACTAATACTTCTCCAACTACAGCAACAGAAGTAGACGACCAAGTACTAGGAGCAGATGGAACTTTTCCTATAATTATAGAACTTATTTTAGTCCACTCAGAACTTCCTTTATCGTTTGTCGCTCTAACTTGGAAAAAGTATTCCTTACCAGATTCTAAACCTGTTATTTCATACTGAACTTTATTTATTCCAGTTATTGTTTTTATTTCAGACGATTCCATATATTGTAAATATTCTTTCTTAGTGGCATATCTAATATCGTATGAAACGGCTGTTCTCTCAACTTCCCAAACTAATAATACAGAAGTACTTGAAGTGGCTTTTATTGCATATATACCAGCAACATTATCTGGTTTTGTGTATACAGAACTTGAATACTCTGACCAGTCTGATTTACGACCGTCTTTGTAAGCTCTAGCTTTTACTTTGTACTTATGACCTGGCGATATATTTATACTATGACTCGCACTCGATTTCTGTACTGTTACTTTCCAAGTAGCGAATGTAGATTCATCATCTTTAACAACTTGGAATTGTATTTGATCTATTCCGGCAGCTATATTGTCAAGTCTAAACGTTAATCTATAATTCTCAACTTCGACAGAAGGAGTTGCTGGTTTTTCAGGAGGGTCTTCTTGAATATAATGATACTTATAATTAGACCATTCAGCAGTCCAATAATGTACAGTTTTTGTAGTTGTTGTCTTTTTGCCATTTTTCTTAGACGTTGATTTTTTCTCGTAAGTTTTAGATATTGGTTTAACTCTAAAACGAACTTTTTTAGCATTTGAAGGTATGTTATATGTTGATTGTTTTATGGTTTCATCTGTGAAACTACCTTTAAACCATACATCATCACCTGTATCGTAATACCATTGGCATTCATAGTGATCGACATTATCTCTGTCCCAGTCCCAAGTCGCAAACATCGTGTTATCTGTATCAGATTGTACACCCCATTCCTCTATAGTTGGGCGTACAGTATTTTTTGTTTTTTTCGAACTTTTCTTTGTATCATCACTTGTTACTCCAGATAATTTCAACTTTTGTCCAACGTATATTCTATCTGAACTTAATTTGTTTAGTTTTTTTATCATTGTCACCGTCGTGCCATTATTTTTTGCTATCTTCGATAATGTGTCACCCTTTTTCACGGTATAAGTTTTAGTTGCCATTATTATACCCTCCTTTCTCTTTTAGTAGTTTTTATTATTTCTTTTATAGCAGTCGCTATGTTACTTCCATCATCATAAGTTATACCATCTATAACATATGAATCTCCTTTTGGCGTATCCATTAACGATTTGCCTAAATCTTTTATAGCTGTTACTACATCTAAATTAGTAATTTTAGATCCATTTTGAAGATTTGATATAGACCCTGATAAATGTCCACTAGTAGCAAGAGAGATAGACTGTCTATCGAACAATCCGTTTATGCTTTTACTACTTTTCTTAATTTCACTCAGATCAAGAACTGGAGTTATTACTGGTTGTGTATCCATGTTCAATAGTGTTGATATTTTCTTAGACGCATTTGATAATGTTGCTCTCATAGTAGCAACAGTTCGATCAGCAGCAGTTCTAACACTATTTGTGACTAATCTAGTATTATTAAACACACCTTTAGCTAACCCTTCCATCAAACTTCCACCTATAGGGATGAAACGTTTAGAAGGTGAATTGACTTTAAATGCTTTCTTAGCAGCGCCTACAACTTTGCTAGCAGCACTTTGTACAGCGCTTAGCACTCCTCCTAATTTACTACGTATACCAGATGCTAACCCTGATAACAATGAGCCACCTATACTAACTAATGTTCTAGCGTTCATATATCTAGACGCAACACTTTTTACTCTAGAACCTATACTGCTAATAGCAGATGATACATAACTAAACGCACCTTTTATACCATTACCTAAACCACTAATAAGATTTCTACCAAATGTTCTTAAAGTGTTAAGATTAAACAATCTTTGAGCGGTACTTTTTACTCTAGAACCTATACTGCTAAGTCCTCCAGACACAAAACTGAATGCTCCTTTTATACCATTGCCTAAACCACTAATAAGATTTTTACCAAACGTTCTTAAAGTGTTAAGATTAAACAATCTTTGAGCGGTACTTTTTATTTTTGAACCAAGACTTTGCAATGCTGCTACTGGATTACTAATAAAAGATTTTATACCATTACATAAACCTTTAACAAGATCTTTACCAAATGTTATGAATTTGCTGCTATTAAACAATTCTTTTGCTTTGGCTCTTATTTTTTGACCTATCTGTGTTATATACTTAATAGGTGCTGTTAACATAGAACCTAAACCGTTTATTAAACCTCGAATTATATCAACCCCAAATTGGAAGAACACTGTTGATGGTGAATGTATTCCCAAAGGAGCACAGAACCATTCTATAATACGATTTCCTAGATCTCTAAACCATTCTCCAACGCCGCTAATTGCGTCGCCAAGACCTTGTAAAAGACCCTGTATAATATCTCCACCGAATTGTAAGAATGCTCCGCCTAATCTAGTTACAGCACTTACTAAGAAATCACCAATAGCATCTATTAAATTAGTTAATGCGTCAAATATCTTATCGTCATTGTTACGTAAACCATCAGCTAAACCATTAATTAACGCAACGGCTAAATTTATACCCGCTTGTATTAAATCTCCAGCTCTCGATGCTATAGCGTTTACTAATTTAATGACTATGTTTACAGCTACTTGAGTCAGACGTTCAATATTTTTTTCTATACCTTCTAATAAGGCTATTATACATTTACAACCAGCGTCTACTAATTGTGGTAGAGCTTGGGCTAAAGTGGTTAATATTTGAGTTACTAAAGTAGCAACTTTTCCTACAATAAGAGGTATATTTTGTACTAAGAAATCAAGAATTCCTTGAATTACTTTTCCAACGCCCTCTATTAATTTCGTGAATCCATCACCTATTGCCACTCCAAGATTAACTAAAAATTCTCCAATCTTAGTACCTAAAGTTGGTAATAGGTAAGCGATTTGTCTTACAATTTCAACTAAAGCGAAACCAGCTGCAGAACCTGCTGCGGCGATCATAGTTAAACCAGTACCAAGTAATGCAACACTTGCTGCTAGCGTTAAACAAGAAACACTAAGCAAAGCAAATGCCCCAGCTAGTGCTATCATAGTTGGAATTAATGGAGATAGAGCAAAAGCTGCCACACCGAATATTACGAAAGTACCAGCTAGGAATCCCAACGCAACGGCTAAACCTTTAATATCACACTGAGCTAATAATATCAATTGTGGAACTAATAATGATAAAGCTACAGCAACTGCTGTTAACGCTATTGCCCCTGCGATGGCTCCGGACATGAATTGTAAAGCCACAGCTAATATAGTCAATGAACCAGCTAATGCCGCTAAACTAACTCCTAATTGTTCCCAGTTCATAGAACCCATAGATTTCATAGCACCCGCAAGTATGTTTAAAGCGGTTGCAATTACTATTAGACCAGCTCCTGTTGCGATAAGACCTGCAGACGGAATCATTTTGACTGCAACAGCTATGACGGTTAAAGCTCCAGCTAAACCAATTAAACCAGTAGCTAAAGAACTCCAAGATTGAGAACCCATAAGCTTAACTGCTCCAGCCATAAGGGTCATTGCTATGGCAAAGACGGTTAAACCGGCTGCGGCAGTGAATAAACCAGTAGCGCTTCCTAATAATCTATTGAATACCACTATTTCGGCTAACATTCCGGCAATACCTGCTAAACCTTTTATCATCGAACCAAGATCTATAGAACCGAATTCTTTAACAGCTATGGATAATGCTGTTAGAGCAACTGCCAATACTAAAATACCAGCAGCACTTGTAATACTCATCTTCATTGCACCCATGAGTTTAGTGAATGCGACTAATTCTAGTAAAGCTAGACCTACTCCGCCTAAACCTTGAACCATTGATTGCCAATCCATACTAGCAAATATTTTTACTGCTCCACCAAGTGCCGCCAAAGCAGCAGCTAAAACTAATAACCCAGCCGCAGTCATCGGTAAACGAACAGAGCCTTTTGTTAACAACTTGGTCGCTCCTATCATAAGTCCCATGGATACAGCTACACCAGTTAAACCTCTAGCTAATTCTTCCCATGATAAAGAACTTAAATTCTTAACCGCAACTGCTAATAAATTTAAAGCTATAGCGAAAGAAATCATAAATCCGTTTATACTGAATAAAAGAGGTAATTTACCAGCCCCAACTATTTTAAGTAGAACCGCCATCGCGCCCATTAATTCCAAGAATAACATAGTAAGACCAGTTAATGAATTTTCTAGTTGAGCGCTGTCTAATGTACCCATTAACGCTAAAGAAGCCGCTAATAATCCTACAGCTATCGCTATTTTCATCAATGTTCCCGCACTAATATCTTCTTGATATGCGGATAAAGTATCTTTAAGAGCATCTAAAGTTCCAGTAACGCCTTCAGTTATACTTCCAGTTATATCACTGACACCTGTTATCGAATCTTTTATACCAGATACTATAGTTTTAAATGATGCTAATGCGCCACCAGTTATTAGAGTGTTTATGCCTGCGAATATAGCGTTGAAATTTATTTTACCAATTACTCCCGCTATTGCAGAGAATATATCGCCTAATCCACCGGCTAAATCTTTAGTTATTCCACCTAAAAAATCAAATGCGTTTGAGAAATCTAAGCTAGAAACATAATCAAAAAATGTCGATATAGCATTTCCAGCGAAATCAAACCCACTAGAAATTGCGTTACATACTACATCTATAGCGTTTGAAATTTTGCCAAAAAAATTAGTAGCATTCGCAGCATCATTGATACTCGAAATGAATCTACCTATTCCACTTGTTATACTTAATATCACTGTGCCTAATGATGTAAATATTTTAGTCACTGGAGTAAGAGCTTTAAAGAATACCCCGACAACATTCTTACCTAGATTTAATGCTGAAAACAAACCTTTAAATGTGTTCTTTATTTTACCAGCAGTGCTATCACTCATTTTGAAGTTTTCGGATAACTTCTTAAAACCAGCTGAAATTTCAACCAATCTTTTACCAGTCATAGGAGGAAAGACTTCTTTCCAAGCTGATCCTATAGCACCAAACCCTTTTTGTAAACCTTGAAACGCATTAGCTAAACCGTCAATTATGTCTTGACGTCCACCATTCTCATTCCAGAATTTAAGCATTTCATTTCTAGCATTCGCCGATGGTGTTATAATACTCGAGAATCCTTCAGACAAAGAAGTAAAGAATTCAGCTGCTTGTTCTTTGTCACCTAAAATGTATTCCCATGATTGAGCCCAGCCAGAACCTAAAGCTTCTTTTGCAGTGTCTATTAATTGGCTAAAAGTTTTTACTTGTGTTGCTGCTTGAGTAGCTCTTTCAGCCAAATCAACTATATCTTTTGCTTGTTGTTTTGTGTATCCTTGTTCTATTAATTCTGCTTCTGTATATGCTCCAGATAATTGTTTTAAAGTTTCAGTTAAGACTTCACCAGTCAACCATTGCCCTTCTGTTAAACTATCTCTAAAACTTCCATACTTCTTAATCATATCTTCGGCGTGAGTACCCATAACTTCTGATGTTCTAATCAAAGCGTTTTGGAATAATTCGCCACCCATACCAGCGTTAACAACTGAGTTCCAGTCCATTAAGCTGACTTTACCAGTCGCCAATGCTTGAGATAATTGATACATCGCAGTAGATGCTTGTTGAGATGATGAACCTGAAGCGGCTGCCAAATTCGCAATACCTTTTATCGCATCGGTAGCAACATCAAGATCTACTCCGGCTGCAGTGAACGTACCTATATTACGTGTCATTTCTGCGAAGTTATAGATTGTTTTATCTGCGTATTGGTTTAATTCATTTAACGTTTTATTAACATCGGCTAAAGTTGTACCCTTGGACGCTGTATTGGTAAGTATAGTCGTTATAGAATCCATCTTTAGCTCGTATTCTTCAAACCCCGACAATACTGGGTCTATAGTTAAAGCTTTTGCTACCTTAGTCCCGACATCTATTGCCGCATTTGAAATTTTAGCAAGGGCAGTAGCGGCTACTACAGACATCGCGTTGAATCTATTACCAACTCCATCAACTTCAGCTCCTAAAGAACTAAGACCGCCCTTGCCAATTCCTCTTATACTTTTATCTAAAGAATTAAGTCCGTTCTCAGCGCCTTTCATTTTTAAAGATTCGCCGAGTTGTTTCATCGAACTTATTGTTTGTTGGACTTTTCCTTGAAAGCCCTGATTATCGAATTGCATTTGCACAATTCTTCTATCAATTGTGGTCATATCTTAGACAACTCCTTCCATGCTTCTTCAACAATTGCATCAAAGATAGGTTGTATAGCAGGATTTATATAATCCCTACCCGATACATAACCTCCTCTACCTGTACCATGACCGTATTGTAATATAAGCGCAATATTAACACCCCTATTCTCATTGGTGTTGGTCCAGTATATTGTATGAGAATCTCCATTGCTTTCTATCCTGTACAACCATGATCTGGAAGTTGTTCCGGTTCTTACTGGGGTAGCGCTCGCTAAAGCAGATACCCCTTTTTGCCCATATTTCTCTAATACTCTACGTATTTGAAATTCTTTGAGTTTTTTCAAGAACCTATTAGTTGCCTCATGATCTCCTTGTATAGTAATCTTAAAACCCATATTTTCACCGCCTATCCAGTAGTATTTAACTTTTTCTTTCTTGCGGCATTAAGAGCTCGATTTCTATTCAATATTTCTTGTCTACTCATCTTTTTAGCAGGTGAGTTCTTTATAGTGCAAACTTTTATTAAAGTTAATAAACGATTTAAATGCCATTTTTGACATTCCATTGGTATATTATTAGTTATCATCCAATAATATATTATTTCAGACGTTATTATTTCGCGTCCGCCTTTCTTATTAATATCATTGAAAGTCGTTGCGGTCATTGGGTCATCGATATAATCGTTTATCGCTTTAATATTATCACCTGTAAGTCTATTGTATGTCTCGTCTTTCACATTCTGGGTTATAGTCATGCATTTTATATAGTCTATTATTTGGTCAATCGACTTTTCGTCATCGTGCAGGAATGGCTTATGCCATTTACTTTCCCATTTTGAAATTGAGACTAAAGAGTGTTCTAGCTGTAATTCCTTTTCTGGTAAGATAAAGAATTCTTGATTTACTTCATCATACATTTCCAACGCAGGAATTAAAATCTTTAACACTTATATCACCTACTTATTAAGAGGAGTAACTTGTTGTGCCGGTTTTGGTATTATACCATTAACGAATTCTGCGGCTGCAGTTTCACTAGACGCTAATTCCATTATTAGTTCAACAAATGCCTCTGTTTGAGAGAACTCTTCTGATAACTCTTCAGATTTTATAAATCTTTTACCATCTTGAGATTTAACACCATAAGCTTTTAATATTATAGCTTTGAAATGTTTGAATATCTCTTTATTATCTTGAGCTTCTACAATTCTTTGTAGCATTTGATCGTATCCACCTTCTTCTGACACTTGCATTTCTGTTACTTCAGCTTTTGATAGATTGAAATAGAAATCCTCACATCTTTCCACACCATTATAATCAACGTATTTTATAGTTTTCTTTAACATTTTATCATTCTCCTTTACCTTAAAAATAAGAGACCACGCAAAAAACGTGATCTCAAAAAGTACCCTATATGAATATATATGAATTAATTAGATAAATATTAGGCTGCTTTTAATATTGCAGCTATTTCATCTGGTAACAATAATTTAGGTTCTTTAGTTTCGCTTCCATATAAAGCTTCTTCTATTGAAGTAAGCTTAGCAGATTCGACCTTAGTACTATCTATTGTTACACAAGCAGTTGGTTTATGACCTTCAACATTCACTGGAGTTGTTGTTAACTCCCATGAGAATGTTATAGCTTCAGGACTGTCGTTCACAGTTTGATAAGCTTTTTCAGATGGAGCTGCTTTGGCACCATAAACTATATGGATTTTATAGCCATAATCATTATTCTTAACATCATTACCTATTAACGTTCTATAACAGAAACCGAATGCTTTTCTAGGTTGTTGACCTATTGTAACACCTTCGCCTAGTTCTGCCGAACCATCACATTGTTCGAATTCTTCTGGATATGTGTAAGCTTCTATAGAAGCACCATATTCTTCTGTTGAAGTTAATTCTAAATATTTAATATCATCTGCATATAATGGTGTTGCTTCAGCACCACTTGGGCTTTCGTTAACAGCTGTTAATCCATTCCAAGCTACACCATTTCCATATGTTCCGTCATCTGCTTGAACATATAAAACTCCTTTTGAGACACCTGTTTCGTATAAACGTTTACCAGTCTCATCCCATACTAACTTTGCCATATGGTATTCCTCCTTTTATTAATAATATAGATTAAAAACATAATGATATAAACCATCAGCTATATATGAAGTTTCAAAAGAACATAAAGTAAGACTATTTAAAACTTGTTTTATGAAACCTTCTTTATGTTGCTTGAATATGAATTTAACTTCATATGATTGCACATAATAATAGTTCAAATTATCAGCATATTTAGTTGACCCTCGATCTAAATGGTAAATACAACAAGGGTATTTGATAGTTTGAGATTTTGGTGGTTGAAAATACACATTATCATTGCCCAGTATTAAATGTAGTTTTGTACTAAGATCTTCTCTTCTATTCATTATACAAACCTCCTATACTTAATACTAATCTTGGGTATTGAACCTCCACATCTGTAACTCTCCATTTTGACCCCATCCACTCTACATATCTAATAGAGTGGAAATGGGTATTGGCAAAAGGGTCTGCTACTATACTGATTTGATTCGAAACGTTTACATCACTGTTTATTTCAGAACCGGTTGTAATTCTACCTCGATTCTTTATAACATCCCCAAAGTATACAACTTCGGTTATGAATTCTTCGTAAACATCCACCCCAGTTTTCTTAGTGGTTTCAAATCCTATCTTTCCACAGAATTTTGCCATTTGTTTTTACCTACTACTTTTTATGGTGCTACTGGGTCAGTTATAGCTTTAGATTCTATAACTATAGCAGAATGAGGTTTAACTAAAGCTCCAGAGCATCTTGTTTCAATTAAGTATTTTTGAGCATTGTAATCTATATCGAAATCATCAAATAAGTTTATAGCTCCGCCTTTATCTGCGCCAAGTTTATAGTCTTTTAAATTAACTATTAAGCCTAATACATCATGTTTCTTAGAAACAGCATCTGTTCTTTGGCAACCTTCCATTACTGGTACAGTTATTATTTGACTAACTCTTAAAGCAGTAGCTAATTTAGTAACAGAATCATAGATTATTCTACCATTAACATCTTCTAATAATAATAAATCAGTAAGCATGTCTTCAGTAGTGAATAATACTGGTTCTCCAGAACCTCTATAATCTTTTCTAGCTTTTATAGCTACTCTTATAAAGTTCTTAGCTTTTTCGTCTGCAGTTGCAGTATTTTCAACTGTTAATTCTTTCTTTATAGTGTAAAGATCATCGTCAGTAAGAACTGGTCTTATTTTATCTTCTTTGATCTTGTCGTCAGAGTCAGCTAATCTGCCATCCCCTATTAATATAGCTCTAGCGATTTCCTCGTCTAACATAACTCTCATTTCTTTCTTCATGAAAGCAACTATATCGAAATCAGTTATGTCTATAACGTCATCTCTGTCAAGTTTTTGTTTTTTGTAGATTGTAGTTGGATCTGTAGTTCTTTTTAGTAAAGTAAATACTTCTTCTTTTTTCTTGTTACCTTTGATATAACCTAAAGCTCTTGCTTCATCTGCAGTTATATCAGCATGGATTGTTTTAACTCTTGAGAATGGAGTTTTACCAACCATACCCATTACTTTTGACACCCAATCCATAGGTCTGCTTATGAAATCAGGTTCATTATTTATTGTTTTGTGATCTGGGAATAAATAATCTATTTGTTCTATACCATGTTGTAAAGCAGATTCTTTAAGAGAACCATATCTTTTAGCGTCTCTTATTATAGCCTCCATTTCAGCATGTGTTAAAACGTTGTCTTGAGTTTGATTGTCTGTACCTTCAAATACATTGTGTTTCATAATTTCATCTCCTCCATCTTCTTCATTTTCTTCACTATGAGCAGCTTCCCCACCTTCCATGGCTTGGCCGATCATAGCGTACACAACTGTTTTTTGTTCTTCTGTAAGGGTGTTGAATATTTCCCCTATAGTTTTTTCGCCTTTATTATCGTCCACTTTTGACTCCTCCTTTTTATTATCTGCTTCAGGTTTCTTTTCTGGAACTGGGTCCTTTTGTTCATCTGAATGAGATAATTCTAATTCTAATCCTGTATAAATAACAGCTTCATCTATTGATACGTCATCCAAACCATCGTCTGCGCTATGACTTATTATATTATCGATGAATGCTCCTGGATTAGCCCCTGCTAAAACTAAACTAACTTCTCTTATAACCCCATGAGTTACATTAGAACCGTTTTGTTTTAAACGATTTGCATAAATAGATAACGCAGAAATGTCTTTATTGTGTATTAGAGATTTAGCACTTTTTCCAGCAGGTGTATCATTTAATGTACAATAAGCATATACACCTTCCGGTCTGTTTTCTAATACGGCATGACCCAACACATTATCTACAGCATTATGTTGATGGTTCCATACTAAAGGCACTTTTTTGCCATCTTGATCAGCGAATGCATTTTCAAGTATAGTTCTACCATCAGAGCATTTTAGATTATTCTTGGTAGCCCAACCACTAAAATCATACTTCATTTTGAACTTCAGCCTCCTCTTCTAAAACTTGTTCCTCAGCCTTTTCGGCTTGAGCTTCTTCTAATTCTTCTTTAGGTTGAGATAAATTCTTATTACGTAATTCATCTGCTGCTGGATCGTTAGATGGTTTCATACCTATTATCTGACGAATTTCGTTAGATGTTAAGATCTCATTTCTTGTAAACTTATCGGCTATTTCAGCAATATCGTTTACAGGAACCAATCCAAATGGATCACGATAATAAGTTACTATTTGTCTTTGAGAACGAGCCGTTTTAGTTAAGAATTTTCTACTCATTTCATCGACTATAGCTGACAATATAGGTTCAACGGTACGATTATAAAAGTTAAGCATAGTTTTATCATCAGCAGTCCCATCCATTATAGTAGTAGTCAAACCTAACTGGCTGTATAGCATACTCGTTAGGTATTCGACTTGCGCCATTAGGTTGTTTTCCGCAGGGCGATTCAACTGTGTTATTCTTTCTGTACCATCAGTATAAGCAATCCCATACTTACTACCTTCTAATTGTCGTTCCATATCTTTTCGTCTGTTCTCAGCCTGTTTTTTTCTTGCCTCAGATTTAATAACATAAGGTAATTGGATTATCAAATCTAATTTACCAGAGCTATTCTTTTCATCCATGACATCTAACAAGTTTAATTTATAAATTAAACGTTGTAAAGTTGAGTTTGGTTCATTCATAACAGCGTATAGAGGATTTTCGATTATAGCGACGCTCTTTTTAGGTAATAGAATTTCTTCATGTATACCGGTCTGGTCATTATATAAACGAACTCTAACTTTACTAGGATACCATTCTAGTATTTTAGCTGTTCTCATAGTTAAGATGTCATATGATCCTGTGACTTTAGGATTCAGTGTGGTATCGACGGGAACGATAGCAACACAACCTTCATCTAACATCGACATAACAACATCTTGTAAGAATGCTTTGCCTGTTTGATCAATGTTAGCTTCTTGAGTAAGACAATAATTTAAACCAGAATCAACAGTATCCATAAAACGCCCGTTTTCATCTAGTCTAACATGCATAACATTTATGCTACATACATCTAACGCTATCCTATTATAAACAGATGTTACTATACAACGTTCATTTCCTCTAGTGAAACGAACTCTATCAGGTCTATAACCGTAGCTCATACCATCATCGTAATATCCACTCAATCTATCAGGTTCTCTAAAAGCATTCCATGCATGTTTTAGTCTATCTCCAAACCCCATTTTGAAACGTCACCTCCTATTCTCGAATGTATGTGTCTTTTATCTGCTGTTTTGCTTCAACTCTTTGTAGTTCTTTCTTAGCTTGCCCATATTGGTTAGTTGTTAACTTATCGACTATACCTTTCTTCTTGCGAGCTACATCGTAATTATACCTAGCGCTTGCCAATTCTATTTCATCCATACTCAATTCTCTGGATTTAATATTTTTCATACTTTGATTAGGTTTAATGAATATTATAGGATCTTTAGCGCCACTATTATTAACATCGTTTGTATCTATGATTGCGTCATACCCCTTTTTACCAAGCATGTCATAGTATTTCATTCGAGCTTTAGTTTCTTGTGAGGACATCATTGTTTTATTAAAGATGTCATAGCCCTTTGTTTGCATCCATTCTTCGCCTTTATTAGCGTATTTTTTTTCAATACGTTTAGCTTTAAAGTTCCTAATCGATGAAATCTTATTAAAAGATGATAATTCGGCGTAAGCTTTACCTATTGATTCGGATACTCCTTTCGGATCTTTGTTATACATTTCTATAAAAGTATTCACTGCTTGTTTTTGAGACGCTACTTTAACATCTTTCGTTAACACCAGAGTATTTTTATATGCTTTATCTCCATATAAGTTAATTTGGTCAGCGTACTGACCTTTATACAAATTATTATCACTTTTATTATGGGAAGTATAAACCGGATTGTTATTCAACTTTCTGGATTCATTTTTCGAAATGTTTTGGAACTTTGTTCCTTTCTTTATAATTCGATCTTGGTCCATTGTTGATGAATTATAGTTCTTTTTTCTAACCCCCCACTTCATACCTTTAACTCCATAGTGGTATAATTCGTCATTCATATGTTTCACCCCCTTAATCAAAAGCTTCTTTGTTACGCTTATAAGCAACGTATGAATCAAGCATTGCTGATACGGGGTCAATTTTAAATTCTCTTCTCTTTTTAAGAAGTTTTCTATTACCGTTTGTATCTTCCAATGTTATACAGTTACCCATAGCGAACATCATAATTTCTTCATCAAATAATAGAAGTCTTTCTTCTGAAAGATTCTTTAATTCGCCTAATGGTACTGATTCTGTTTTGGCACCTTGTATAACTTTTTCAATACCAAACGGTCCATTTTCTAATTCCCATCGATTTACAAATTCTTTTGCGTTATATGGGTCATAACCAAAGCAACGAACATCGTATTGGCAATTATTTATATGGTTATCTAAATCATCATATACTTCATCCATATCAAGAACAGTTCCTTCTAATACTAATAAGCTTCCTTCTTTTATAAAATCTTCGTATTTTGTTCTCATAGCTCCTGGTAATTTATGCAAAGTATTTGATGTTATATAATTTCTTGTTTTTATACCTAATTCTTCACCTCTAAGTGGGAATAAGAAAACGAATGAACAGAAGTCATCACCTTGTGATAAATCGGCACCTAGAGCACATGGCATACCCCAATAATCTTTTCTTCTATGAGGTATTGTTTCTTCATAAGTAAAGAAATAAGTATAACCTTCCATAGGTATACCAAATCTTTTGGCTAGAATATCATTTCTAGTAGCTGGAGCTTTCTCAGCTCTATCAACATCTAACTGATATGTTTCATACTTAACTGTTTTTCCAATGTTTGGATTTGCTTTTGGCCACATATCAGGATTTGCAACTTCGTCGACGTCATCTAAACGATAATACCAAATAGAAACGTGAGGGTTAATGTATTCACCTCTAAGAATTTCCATTAATTCCATTTTAATAGTATCACCGGCTCCATTTCTAACAGTACCTTCTGAAGACATGGCCACTATTAAATAATCGTCTAATTTAGATGCTCCTTGTTCAATGGCACCTATTACATCTTCACGAATATCACCCGATAGCCATTCATCGACCGTTGCTACTTTACATCTAAGACCCTGTAATTTATTAATACTCATCGGTCTTATCTCCAACAATGATCCAGTTAAGAAATTTTCAACACCCTTTTTAGTTGATGCCAATTTAACCCTATTCGCTTTGCTTCCTGTGGTATTTTGTATAGATCCTTCAGTTAAGAATTTATACAGTGGACCTCTGGATCGAGTAATAGCAGTTCTTATTGGCGATAAAATTTCTTCTGCTTGTTTCATTGTCGGCGCTGTTGTTATTTGATGTGTAGTAGACGTATCAACATTAAGAAAAAAGTTTTGTATGCATGAACCATACATTGATTTTGCTGCACCTCTGGCAACTATTAAATATTGTTTATTAACTAATCTTTTTTTAACGGTTTTTGTTACATAACGTCCTCCTCGACCATTAGGATTCGGTTCATATACAGACAAATCTACAAAGTAATACCAACCAAATATTTGTTCAGCCCAGAGTTTGAATGTATCCAATAAATGCAAATCGGCGCCATCGGTTAATGTGAGTTCATTTTCACAATATTCAACAAAACCGTCAACTGCATTATCATCGTAATAGATTCCCGGATTATCTATAAGATCATCAATCCTATTCATTTCCATCGAAATCTCTTTACATATTGGAATCTCTCCTCGTATTACTTTTTCTCTGAATTCGCCATAGAATTTAGGCACTGCAGTATTGGATAGCATCTAAAAATTAAACTCCTGTTGCTGCTCTAGCTGCTGCCCTAGCGGCAGATCTTGCCATGGCTCTTTCTATACCTTTATCTATACCTTTAGCCATATATTTGGCAGTGTATTGAGTAAGGGTTTGTTTCGCAGCGTTAGTTAATATTTCTTTAGCTACCTTTTTGCCTGAAAATGTTTCAGGTTGAGCTGTTAATTGTCTATATTGTTTTTCCATTTGAAGTCTATTTATTCTTTGGCGTAATTCTTTATCTGATAAACCTGAAAGATCCTCTGGTTGATTCTGTTGTTTTCTAGAATTATTATAATTCTTTATTTTAGCACCTGGACTAGGTTTAGAAGAACGTTTTGGTGCGGGTTGACCTTTTGGCTGATTTGCAGTTCTTGTTACTGTTGCATTTGCAACTTTTTTAGAACTACCAGCACCGGCATTGCCTCCTCCAGAACTAGGTTTAGAAACTGAACCTCCACCATCACGAGATCCGCCAGTTTGTTTTGGTGCTCTTCGAACACCCCATCTCATACCCTTTACACCAAAATGGTATAACTCATTATTCATTACTATCACCTCCATCATTTGGTAATTCAATTACAGGTTCTGGGTCGCCCTCAACATATAAACGCCATTCCAATTCCGCAATTTGCCTATTAAAGGATTCTAAGACGCCACCTACTGGAGGATCAAAGTGTAATCTAGTCTTCATATATACATAAGACTTAACCATGTTAAGATTAGTTGTTGTTATATAATCGGTCCAGGTCTGAGTATTGTCTTCTATCATATACCCTCCAGCTGGACCAACGCCTATTTGGTTTAGAGCTGCAAATGCAGAATTGATACCTACTATAATATCTTCATCAAACGACGTATACTCAGGTTGTATACCTAATAACTTTTTTATAGTATCTAGAATACTGTCCATATACATCACCTCCTAAATTATTTAATACCAACCATCTTATGATACTCATTTGTTTCCTTTTGAGCGCTTTTAGCATCTTGTATTATTTTATCCCACTCTTTTGAGTCAAATGATGGTTCAGGAAGTTCAGTAGCTTTTGTGATTTTAAGAGTGTTTTCTCGTTCGAACACTATTAATGGATTTATACGATGAGAAAAACTATCTTCACTATCTTCGATAGCATCGAATCCCTTATCTTTCAACGCCGTGAAGTACGATTTTTTGTAATCAGGATTTGTATAAAGACACATTGAGAATATGGAATAATACGTTGCAGTTTCTTTATCTAATCCTTTTTTCATCATAGCATCTCTAAGCTTAGCCGGTTTACCAACTAGTTCATCGTTATAAGTATAGTCGTGTTTTGTTATGACCATATCCATTACATCCAATTTTTGATTAGCTAATAAATCAATAAATGTTTGAACTTTTGTTTGTTCATTTGGAACATGTATGTCTTTTGTGGCTTTCATAGTTAAATCGTATACTTTAACATCTCCGCCTTCTTTTTCATCTATCCATTGAGCTATTTCTTTTCGATAACCTTTTACATCGGCGTCTATAAAAGACACATAAGCATATCCTTCTCTTTTTGGGTTTGAGTTCTGACTTACACGATGAAATGTCGAACCTTTCTTTATCGTATAACTTCAATCGGCATGACCTTCAACGTCATAAGCTCTTCCGCTAATTCTATCAAGTTCTTCTTTAGATCTTCTAACACCCCATTTCATACCTTTAACCCCATAATGGTATAAATCTTCTGTCCTAACATACATTTTTCATCACCTCCAAGGACAAGTATCATTAGGTTTTCGAATTACAGGTTCGTCAATTAATAATAAATCCGAACTACCATAATGAATGGCATTGTGGGTATCATGCGAAACACATATCAAGTATTTTGGGTCTAGAAGATACTCAGTAGAATGTATTATATCATCTTTAGTTAAAGGATTCATATGATGTATTATTATTCGGCCATATATTGGAAAATCAGGATGACCTAAATCACAACCGTCATCTCGTATTATTATTTCATCTCTTAATTTTTTCCATTCTGGAGTTTTATAGAAACGCTGATTAAGATATCTATCATAACCAAAGGTTTCTTTACCTATTTTGTCTCCTAATTTTAAATAATTAAACCTTTGTAAGAATGTTTGACATCTTATTAGCTCATCATAAGTTCTAATCATAGTCTTCATCCTCATCAAACTGTTCATTTATACTTAAACTTCCGGAATAAGTTTGCATTGCTTTTAACGCATTTGTATAGAGTTCTTCGATACGTTTTGCAGATTGTAAATTCTCGGTTTTTGCAACTATAAGATCTTTCTGTTTCTCCAGAATCTCTCTTTCGATCTTTTCTTTAGTCGTTCCGAGTTTTAAATAGTGTGTTATAACTTGAGAAGATGCTGTTCCTTCTATTAATTGCTTCTCAGCAAGGTCAACAGCTAAAGCTATAAGCTGATTCTCTCTTGCTTCTGGCGTCATCGCTGGTCTTATACGTTTTTCAGTATTAGTTTCCGAGTCCTTCTTTCTTCTTGCACACATGTTTACATCCCCCTTTCATATAGTTTATACCCACTTTTCATAGAGTATAGGCAGTGATTTATAGATTTATTATACGACAGCGAAAGGAGATAAACTGCCGGGGGCTAAGGGGCTCTATAAATCACTATCTATACCCTATGAAAATATAAACTGTTTTTCAAAAATATCCCGCCGGGGAAAAATATAGGAGGGCCGCGATTCAGGGAGGGGGCGGATTTTTCGCCGACCCCCCGCTATGTTTTTGAAATCTCCGATGCCGGTCTGAGGATTCCATTACTCTTCCTTAACTTTTTTATAAATCTTTAAGAAGTCCATGGATAATATTTCATCTATTGCTCTCTCTATTTCTGCATCATTTTCTTCATCAGTTAAAGCGTCAGAAGTTTTTGCGATTCTTGCTAAATAAGCAGATGAATTGTAACCTTTTTCAATATCAAAAGCAAACCAACTTTTGAAATCTTTAAAAGGTGAAAAAGGATTGTCAATTGTTGTTAACATGAATTTCATTTGAAACTTTCTCCTTTCTTTTAATTTATTTATTTAATTGCTTTAATTACGCTTGAAGTAGATATGCCAAGTTTATCAGCTATCTCTGAAGTTGTGTAACCATTTGAACGCAATGAATTAATTCTTGAAATGTTTTGTGGTGTTAATGAATTAGTTTTTCTAGGTGTTGCTAATTGTTTAACTTTATCCATGTCAGCATTGTTTAAGATCTTCTGTAATTTATTAGTACTGATCGCTCCAGCTTGAATGGCTTCCCATTCTTTGTCGGTGATGTCTATTAATTCTTTCTTTGCCCCAAGATTCCTTCTGGCTTGGTCTAATGCTTGTTGACCTGCCTTCTTAATTTCTTTATTAGTCATATCCGGATTATCTTTTTTCTTAGCCTGTACTACAGCATTGGCTATAGTCTGTGCCTGTCTCTCCTTAGGGGCGTTCTTTAATGCTACGTTGAGCTTAGCCTCTAGGGAGTCCACCTGTGCCTGATAGGTAGCCCTAGCTGCCGGGCTGTATGGTGTATCCTTAGTGGTTACCATGGCCTTCCTAGCCTGGTTACCCAGTGCCTTCATAGCGTTGGCGTAGTCAGCGTATGCTAACTCAGTTGGGTTCTTGGCCTTTGATACTAGAGTGTAGGCATCATCAGTCTCGAACATCTTAGTGGATTTCTGAGTACGGGTAATAGTTTTATATGTTACCTCTCCAGTCTTCTTGTTTACTATCTTCTTTTCATAAGTAAGATTGTCTGCTACTTTCCAAGATTGTTTACCTGTTTCAGGGTCTATGATTGGAGAACCCTGTCTCTTCAATACTGATTGTTGAGACTTGGCTCTTGATACTATTGTACCAACACCTTCTCTGTACTTACCAGTTTTAGGATCTATGTGTCCTTGATACTTCTTCTTAAGTGAAGCAATACCATTATCTATCTCTGATTGTTTATAGTTAAGCTTATGTTTCTCAGCATCTATAACAACCATTGAATGTTTAACTGCTCTCGCTAATTCATGATCATTAGCACCCAGCAACGTCATGTCTGTTATAAGATTAGAAATACTACCCATTTCGTTTTGTGTATTTCTCATATACTTCATACCTGGTTTCTCAGGGTATGCCATCTTTGGATCGAATCCTTCTAGTTCTTTTAATGGTGGTTTACTAGATATAGTCACATTACCATTATGAGTTGGTATAACCATTACAGTATCACCATCAAAGTCTGCTCCTGATAGTCTCTCTGCTACTTTACTATTGATACCGACTGCATCTAATGGATTGTCGCCAATCATCTTCTTAGCATCCTTCTGTTTATTATTAACAGTAAGTATTGGAATCTCAAACAATCCTCCATGTGGATAACGAACTAATGCTACCTTCTCACCATTCTTATAATTAGGAGCATAGATTTCATTATCTCTCATAGTACTGACAGGAAGTATAACTTGATACTTCTGTCTTGGTAAAGCTGCTGCATGTAAATGTACAGCTGCAGAATCACAATCATCAGAGAATGATTGAAGTAATTTCTTTTTAACTGTTGGATTAGTTAAAGCCATTATCTCATCAAACTCGTCTTGTTTATTATCTTTTGCTATTCCTAATTGTCTCTTAACTAATGATAAGTTTTGTTTAGAAAGAAACTGTGAAGATAATTTATCAGCCCATTCACCCCAATCTCCTTCATCTGCTCTCTTGTTTATTAAAGAAAGTTTTCTTTCTCCTGTTTTAGGATCAGTGAAATAAGATTGACCACCTGCTTTGATTAATGAACCGAATGGATTATCAGGATCATCTTTAATCTTTTTAAGGACATCCATCTTTGCTTTGTCTTTTGTTTTATTAGTATTGAATCTTACATCAACACCTGGAGGTAAGTCATCATTATATACGGCCATACCCTTTAAGTAATGGGTGCCATCAACAAGAATTCTAACTTGTGAATAACGAGAGCCACCTAGATCTAAATCAGGGCAACCTCTTCTTAATTCAATGACTCCATCCATATCTATCCCACCATCTTCAGCATAGCGAATTTGTAATCTCTTACTATCTAAAGATGATGGGTATTTAAAAGTTTCAAATGTTTTACCATCATCGTGAGATGAATAATCAGTTATAGAATGAACTTTATCATAATTATAAATCTCTTTATGTTGTGTTCCAGGTGGGCACAACACTTTAATGTTAGTTTGTTTACCTGGGTTATTAACTTGTGGTACACCTCCACCATAAGTATTATAACCTTCCATCTCTAACATATATAAAGCGGTGTTAAGTTTTTCTCTAGATATACCTAGTTCTCTTTCTACACCAACACCGACATCTATCATACCTTTTTCATCTACTTGTTTCTTTAAGAAATCGGCAGTCTTTTTAGATTGATTCATTCTTTGTTCTGATCCTTCATTCAATAAAGATCTAACAGATGAATCATTCTTATAACCCATTTCATTAGCTATCTCTTTAAGAGAATATCCTTTCTCTCTTAATCCTTTAGCTCTTGCTACTTCTAAACTTCTTCTCTCTTCCTTAGCCATACTCTTTTGTATTCTAAGTTGAGTCGTGTTTAATCCCATAGATTCGGCTATCTCTTTTTCAGTCATACCTGATTTAGATAACTGTTCTATTCTAGATAGAAAATCCCCAGAATGTTGATAAGGGTCCTTTCCAGAACCCCATGGATATCGCCCTGATCTTCGGGGCATTCCATAATGTATCAATTCTTCTAAACTTGGTTTGTTCTCATCATACATTTATTATTCCCCCTCCGAATTTATTTCGTTAATCAATTTATCAAATTGAATTATCTTATCCATAATAGGAGCAATCTCATCCACTTCCGGATTGTGTATGAGAACTTCATTGTTTTGATAAATTCTTAATTCTATTTTTATATTACGTGGTTTCTTTTTGTACTCCAAACAAAATAATGCAGCATAGATCATAAGTTGTTCCATGTGCGTTTTAGTTGTTCCAGTTTTTAAATCATGTATTCTTAGTTCTTTGTTTCTAAAAGAAATAGCATCAGCTGTTCCAAAACAATTTTCCGAATAATATAATAATTGTTCGGGTGTCATCTTGTAGCCGATTGCATCATTCACATACATGTTTAAAGTTTTGTTTTGATCTGGAAGTTTTTGTCCAAGTAAAATACAACGACAAGCTAAGTCATGTAACAAAGTTCCTTGTATCATCGCTTGTTGCTTCTTATAAGTTCTTATTAGTTTCTCATCATCATAGTTTATCCAATGATGTTTAGATGCACTTAAGAACGCATGTTTACCTGCTAGATCTGAATGTTTTAGAAAGTTCATATAGCACCTCCACTTTATTCTCTGGGCAAATAAAACGAGCGAATGACATCTTGTTCATCAACTCAACATAGTATTCTTGGTTTGGTCTCTTACTAGCCCCTAAATGCATTTTACATTCTAGTGCTGCCCATTTGTTTTTGTATAAAACTAAAAGGTCAGGAATACCTTGAATATAACCTGCATCATTTTTAAGAACCAAACATCCTTCAAAAGTTTCTTTTAATTCCTTGATCAATTCTCTTTGAAATTTCTTTTCTAATTTTCTAGCCATATTAATCGCCCCTTAATAATATAACTTGATCAGCATTAAAGCTGATATGTTAGTTGAATATAATGTGTTTAAAATTTGATACATAATAAAATCTCCTTTCAAAAAAATTAAAGAGAAAGCCATTTTAGCCTTCTCTCTCATAAAAGGGCATGTATTTTTCGCGTGGCCAAAAACCCACTTTTGTTTTTAACTTATATATATATTTTAATAATAATAATAATAAATAAAGAAAAAAGTGGGAAAGTGGCCAGGGAACCCTCAAACCGTTGCAATTACTGGGTTTCAGCCTGGACACTTTTTTTTCAAAAGTGGCCAATTGGACACTTTTTCTGTCCAAAAGTGGCCAGTTAACAAAAAATAAATGCAAAAAAAGAGGCCTTGCCCACTTTGAAAGTGACCAAAGCCCGTTTTTATATTTTAAAAGTGGCCAGCAAAATATGCTAAACCATAAATATTCTCTTTCTTAATTCTGCTGTTAAATCATGTATTTCTTCCAATGTAGCAGCAATATATACTTTAGTAAGTGAGTAAGTTAGTCCGTCAGTTCTTCCTTCAAATTTTTCTTCCATTAATATGGCATTAGCATTTTCAATGGACAACAGATTTTTGTTTATCTTTAAAGTCAATTCCATAATTGTTCTTTCGTTTATGGCCTTTTCAATATGCCCGTCATTATATCTAACACGATCAAAGAAATCATCTTCGAACCACTTCATAATATCACCCCAAATTTTTACTTTTTAAAATAATCTTTTCCTGAAAAACCTCTAGGACAGATAACATCAATTTTGTAATTATATTTAGCACATATTTCTTTCAATACATCATGTGGCAATACATTCAATGCAAATCTAAATAATGTTTCGATATCCTTATCACGTTTTTCATTTGGTGGTACAAAATCAAATCCACCGTTATAATGTGTTTTATAATATTCAACAGGAGTTCCTGTACATTTGCTCATCGCTTCAAATATAACGTCTTCAATTTTCTTTTCAGGTTCAACTATATTTAAAGCGCCGTATTCACCTTTCTTAATATCACCATATCTGTAACATCTAAGCTCTTCTAAATATTCTGGTTTCTTGTCATAACCACATCCAAACATTTCAGGACAGAATCCACGATATACACATTCTCTAACCATGCAAGATGCTAACTCCGGTTCAACTTTAGCAACTTCATCTTTCACTGCTTGCCATGCTTCTCTAGTTTCTTTGCTGGCGCAAGAGCACAATCTTTTTCTAGATATATTTATAAGCGCTTGAGCGTTTGCTTGACATTCGTGCATTACTAAAGCTCCTTGTGGAGATTCGTCTCTGTTAATTCCTGTTCTATCAGTACGTTGTGTACAAACCCAGTGATCTATACCGAATTTATGTCTTACAAAATGTACAGATACCCAAGATTTTAAATCAGTCCATTTCCAGTTAGCCCAAATTTTTCTTATTGGTGAATGTTCGCTTAATATAAGTTTTCTTTTCCATTCGCTTTCTGGATATTTACCTCCATCTTTATTGATTGTTGTCATAGTGGCATTTTTTACTTCTTGCCAAGAATCCTTGCAATCGAAATAATTAATTTTCATACTTCTTTTCATCCCCTTTAATTTTTATTCTATTTACTGGAACTACACCTTCACTAACGTCGTTAAATATCTTTGCATAGTTGTCGGTCATCCAAAGTATTTCATATACTTCATTATACCATTTACATTCTTCGCATAATATAATTCCAGTCTCAGCTTGTTCTCTCAAACAATACTGACATTCTATATAATCAGGTTTAATAGTACAAATCATATTAACCTCCAATATAGGCTTTTAATATTTTCTCGTCTTTCGCTTGGATTTTGCGGACGTGTCTATAAATCGTGGTAGTGGAAACACCAAGATAACGAGCAAGCTCCGATTGGTCTTTCCCTTCATATAATCCTTTAACAATCGTCGCGTCCATTTCTGATAATCTTCTAGTAAATAATTCAATATCTGCATTTGCTACTCCGTCATTATCTACACAATATCCATCAGTTAACATGTCTCCTAATTCAAGATCTTCTTCTTCGCCATATCTAGAATTAATTGACATTGTCGCATATGTTCCATTTTCTGGTTCTCCATATTTGAAAGCAATCTTATCGTAGTAACGTTTACGTTCTAATAAAATCTCGTTTCTCATACAGATATAAAGAAAGGATTGGAATTTGTTTCCAGTTGAAATATCGTAATTTCGTATAGCTTTTATAGCTCCAATCCATGCTAACTGATATCTTTCTTCATGTGTGAATAAGTTATAATATTTATTACATAAGTTTAAAATATAGAAATCTAATACAGGATACCAATCATTAATATCCCTTTCTTCCTCTGGTAAGTTAAAGTAAATGTCTGCAAATTCTTTTATGGTCATTATATCACCACCTTTATTTTTTGCGAGGACCTCTAACTCTGATTAATGCTTTTTCTAATTTGTCTAAAATATCCTCCACTTCATCTCTTGTTCTTTTGGACAATTTCATTTTCTTTTTGTTTTTATCGTACCAGTCAAATATAGACCATAAGTCATCTTCGGCCCAGCTATAGCTCCACCAATTACAAATCATTTCTACAATGTAAATATAAGGCATGTCTAATGCTACAACCAAACCAGTGGAATCAAACAATACCCAGTGTTGCCAATGATCAGGGTTTCTGTGAAAATGCGCAAGCTTTGCCATTCTAAAATTCTTTTCTGCAAATTTGTTTTTACATTTTCCATTCTTATCACGATTGTAAAAATATTCGTAATAAGCGTAGTACTCATCGTCTATTGTTTTTGTGTCGTCATGTAAATATATATTCCACTCATAATCCCCTTCGCCTTCTCTTAGAATATCTTTAGCGCTTCGTTTAATCCAATTAAATGCCTTTCTAATATTTATTGTATGTTGTTTTAGATACTCTTCATATTCTGGATATTGTTCCATTCTAAATATCCTCCTTTCGACTATTTATTTCTTGTTTTCTTTTAGTAAATTATACATTGTTTTATCTATTTCAGTTTTAGTTTTTCCGTCAAGGTGGAAATATCTATTAATTTCTTTTCTTTCTCCTGTAGGATATATAGCATATAATACACCAACAGTATCGAAATCTCCATTTTCAGGAAAAGCTAAAAAGTCTTCAGTGTAAACTTTAATAGGTGTTGTAGATGGATAGTAAGGAAATTCAACAGGTGTTATTTCATCTATAACGCTGTCAACTAATCCACTAGTATAACAACAAGATGGATTGTGAACATTAACAGCCATTGTTCTGTGAATATCTTTGTATTTGATTACATCTTTTCCATCTATCACTTTTACCTTTTTAAATAAAGCTGTGAATCTTGTACTTTGATATGTTTTTTCGTTGTTGTCTTTTTCACATGTTACATCTTTCCATTCTGCGTTTTCTTCTGTTATTTTAACTAAAGGTAATCCTTTTACAAGTCTGTTTAAAATATCCATTGTTAAATGAATACTAAAACCTGAATGCCCATCTTCTAATAAAGCATCATAAGCTTTTAATGCAGAATCATAAGTTGCACATGCTAATTCTTGATATAAACCGTTTTCCTTTTTAGTTTCTTCCTTTGCTTTTTCTATTTCCTTTCTTGCCCAATTCATGAAATCAACCCCTTTATATTATTTATTTATTTTATAAGTTTTACCATTAAATAAGTTGTTATGATCTCTTACTATTGTTGTGTTATTGTTTATCTTTTTTATTTCATAAGTTTTTCCACCAAATAAATTGTTGTGGTCTCTTATATAACCATCCCCTTTGGTTTCTTTAGAATTTGTTTCACCGCTATCTAGAAAACAACAAATAGCAGCCAATGCTACAATACTACATAATGTAAAAGTCATATCAAAACCCCCTTTTTAATATTTCGCTATTATAGCTAATAAAATCAGAATCAATAATACAATGACAATCGCCATACAAAATATCATATGATTCGCCCCCTTTCTATTTATCCGCTAAAACTCTTAAAATTATAAGATCAAGTATAACTGAAAGACATAATAAAGATTGTTCCATTTAATTTCCCCCTTTTTTTTAATAATATCTTAAAACTATAAGATCAACTATAGCCAAAAGACACAATAAAGCTAACCCCATTTAATCCTCCTTTCAAAAAAATAAAACAAAAAGAACAGGTCGGACTCGAACCGACAACATCAGATTGTTTATATCTGCGCTCTAACCAATTGAGCTACTGTTCTCTTCATTAAAGACCATGTAAATTTCGCGCGTTAGTCACATTTAGAATATCCACAAGACTCGCAAACCCAGCAACCGCCTTGTTTAATCAATGCTTTTCCACAATCAGGACATTTCAAAGCGCCTGTTATTTCTGTAAGTCCTCCTGATTTATTTTGTTCCACAGTTGTTAAATCATCGGCGCCTTTTGCAGCACGTAATCTTAAATATTCTTCCCTTATTGTTTTAGCTAAGATGTCACCACAAGATAACCCTGCAACTTCTTTATCTTTATTGCCTCTAGCTTGCATACAAGCAGCGCATCTTACGCCTTTAGTCGCATCTATAATACTTTCAATTTCTAAACCGCCTCTCATACAAAGACTTGCTAATCTTCCAAGAGATTCAGCGTTTGCACTACAACCTCCTGATTTTCCGCTATCAATAAATACTTCAGCTAAATTTCCATTTTCATCATGATTAATAGTTATATACATTTTACCGCAAGCATTATGTTTAATATAAGTACTTCCGGATAATCTATGACCCAATTCAGCTCTAGTAACAGGTTTGTATTTATTAAATATAATCTCTTGTTCTGGATCCTTATCGATAGTTAATACGCCAACACGCTTGCAATTATCTCTAAAGACAGTTAAACCTTTTAGATGTCTTTGCCATGCTAGTAAATATATATCCATAATCTCTTCAACTGTTGTTGTTTCTGGTAAATTTATTGTAGATGAAATACTTGCGTCTATATGTCTTTGCCATACTGATTGCATTTCTATTCTATCCACATAATTAAGATTGTGTGATGTTATAAAGAAATAAGGAAGATCTCCGTCTGTATCCAATCCATGGCTATCAATATAATCTCGAACTACTTTCGGCGACATTTCATAATATACATCTTCGCCATGTAGTGATTCAGTCTTTCTAGTATATTTATATGCGAATATAGGTTCTATGCCATTTGATACACCAAGAAGATTTGCTATACTTCCTGTTGGAGCGATAGTAAGCAATTGACTGTTTCTTAAACCATGTTTTACAACTAAAGCTTTAGTGTCTCTTAAAGCATTTTCGCAATAAAAATCATCTCCGTAAATATGATTAGTCATATTGTTAACTAAATATTTTGCTCTGTATTTAGGATATGGCCCGTCTAATTTTGCCAAATATGCAGATGCTTGAATCGCAGTATCAGCTAATACACTACCTATTGCGTCACAGAACTCAAGAGATTGATCGCTTCCATATCTTAATCCCATTTTTATTAAGCAGTCGGCAAGACCCATTATACCAAGTCCTATTTGTCTCCAATCTCTAACGCTGTTTTGTTGTTCTTTCAATGGGTGTAACTCTAATCCTTCGTCTAAAACTACGTTTAAACCTTTAACTGCTATAAATATAGCCTTCATGAATTCATCATTATTAAACGCTCCATCTTCATTTACAAAAGCTGAAAGATTAAGAGCACCAAGTAAACAACTTCCTCCAGCCGGAAGAGGTTCCTCAGCACAAGGATTTACACCAGCATAATTAAACTCAGGATGGTTTACATTTAGGTTATATGTTTTTATAGTATCCCAGAATAATAAACCTGGTTCTCCTGTATCCCAAGCACTTTTACATATGATGTTAAATAGATCTCTAGCTCTCACTTCTTTTCTAATATCTTCGCCAGTTTCTTGTCTTCTGAATACTAATTCCCATGGATCATCGTTTCTAACAGCTTCCATAAACTCATCAGAAACTCTAACAGATATGTTACATTTTTCAAGTTTGTCAAGATCGTTCTTTATTTGAATGAAGTTTTCTAAGTCTGGATGTTCTGAAGATATTGAAACCATTAAAGCTCCTCTTCTTCCATTTTGTCCTATTAACCCTGTTGTTGTGTTATATAAATCCATGAATGAAACCGCGCCTGATGTTATTTTAGCAGCATTATTTATTTTAGCCCCTGCTGGAGATAGTTTGGAAATATCAATACCACAACCACCACCGTAACTAAAAGTTCTTGCTAATTTTTTAGCACAGTCAAATATAGATTCAAGATTGTCTTCTGGAGGAGTTATAACATAGCAGTTAGAATATGTTATCTTTCTTCCTTCTTTTTGTAATCCTCTATTAGCTAATATACGTCCACCAAATAAGAATTTCTTTTCTTTGATTAATTGTTTAACTTCCTCGTCTCCTCCTGAAACTCTATCAAACCATTCGTCTAATTTTTCTCCATTGTGGCAATATTTCTTAACCCAAATATCCATTCCAAATATGTCTTCTTCTAACCAACTTGCTAAATAATCAAAATCTGATTCAGACCAATTAGGTAATTTTAAAGCGTTTACTTTTTTCCATTCTTGTAACATAATATTCCCCTTTCTTTAACTATTAAATTTGTTTATAAAATATGACCAGAATCTTTGAACTTCTTTATCCAAATCCTCTAATGTTCCATTGTTGTCTATTCTATAATCGTAGTTAAAATTATTAATTGTTCCGTCAGCAACATTAGATTTTATTTCTGGAACTCTATCATTATCTATCAATATAGCATAAGCTCCTAATTCTCTCTTTGCTCTAGCAATATCTCTCGGTTCTCTCATGTCTACTAATAATACACTTTTACTGTCGTCTTCATTAAATTCTTTTACTTTTTCGATTACGCTTCTAAAAGGCATATCGTTATATAATTCTGTCATGATTTTTATATCACATAAGAATTTTCTATCTCTTTCTTCTTTACGTCCGTCCCAACCACATTGTGTTGCTATCTCTTTAACTTTATCGACTATTGAATATTTTTCAACCCTCGCTATTTTATTTAGACACTCAGCAAAAGTATCTTTACCTGATCTTGGTTTACCATTTAAAATAATTACAGGTTTCATTTTTAAACTCCTTTCGAAAAATCTTTTTCATTAAAATTCTTTTTAGCTCTTAGAGCCTTGGATATAGCAACATCTATACCGGCTCTACTCTTCAAATGATAATAATATAAATCTTTATAAGGTGTGTTCATTCTGTCGATTCTTCCTGCTGATTGTTTCATAATCTTATAACTGTAGTTCTGACTGTAAAATATAATAGTGTCAGTTGCAATACAATTCCATCCTTCGGCTCCTGCTGTATATTGAACCAAATATACCCAGTTTTCACATTTAGGAATAGGATCATGTCTATGCCCGTTCCATTCTGCTATCGCTACATCTGGCCCATAATATAATGTTTTCAAAATATCTAATTCATAGTTGAAGTTATAGAATATAATTACTCGAGGATGTTTCTCATAGATTTCCAATAATGCTAATTGTCTTGAATCATGTTCGTTGACACTTCTTCTTAAAGCATAACATAATCCACTAGCATTTATTATTGGTTCGTCATTCCAAATATCCCATCTTTCTTTTGTGATCTTTTTATATTCTTTAACATTATACTTCACATAAATATCTTCGTGATGTGGGATGGATTGTCTTTTGAAGTTCATATCTATTAATATACTTCGTCTAAGTTTTAATAATTTACCAGTTCCTCGATAGTCTTCGATTTTTGGATAACTAGTAAAACGACTATAAATAACATGCTCTCTGCAAAATTCGGTTTTGTTTTTAAAGAAACCGTTAGCAATGAAAACTGGAATATAATCACTCCAAGTATCTCCTGGTGTTGCCGATAATAATATCCATTCATTAAACTTGGCAATCTTCAAAAATGATTTAGTCCAAGTACCATAACCGACCACTCGTTGTTCGTCAAATATAAAGAACGCGTTTTTAACATCTTTGTATTTTTTTATGTTATTCCAACTATCGACCACTATTCGATTTGAATACGCGCTACTTTCGGGATTTGTACTCAGTAAATAAAAACCAAGCTCTTTTTCCCATTCCATAGTGTCACGTTTTCTAGCGGTCGTTATAATATAAAGATCCTTTGGAGTCTTCATCTTCTTATGCCCTTTACCTTTTAAAAATGAAATATCGCCTCCGTTTCTAAGGTAATAATATCCAAGGGAAGTAATGGATTTTCCACTCCCTACTCCCCCGTTTAATATGCATCCGTTCTTCATTTTTCTAACGGCATCTAACTGATAATCTTTTAGTTTCATTAGAAAGGAAGATCTTCGTCTTCTATAGGTTCATCATAGTCGTATTTACTTGCAAACTCATCTTGTTCTACAATTATATATCCTGTTTTTAAATATGCTTTAACGCCTGACTTACCATTAACTTCCCAATGATATGGTCTTATTATTAAATCAGCGCCAACAACATCAGCATAATCTAAACAAGATATAGATTCTTCATCTAATAAAGTTTTAGTTCTACCACTTATCATGTATACTTTAGGTGGTATATTTTTATATGATACTGTTACTTGTAAATATGAAGTAGGTGTATCTTCTTCATCTCTAGGTTGTAATATCTTTACATTCCATCCGTCTTCTGCTAATTCTTCAGCTATATCGTCTGGTAATACTACACAGAAGTTTCTGTTTCCTGCTCTATTAAATTTACTTTCTTCCCCAGCAAAGTTTCTAAATATCAATCTAGCGTTTTCTAATTTTATACTATCCATAATCACAATCTCCTTTTTAAAAATATTTTTAACTTACAAACCAATCATAATCTCCATATTTCATGATGGTTTCAACAGCTGTATCAGCCATTTCGATAAAATGACGTTCATCAATTATGTCTCGCCAGTTTTCTTTTTCTTTAACCATTTCTGATTCTAACCAGCGATAACCCTTTGAACCAGTTGCAGCATTATACTTACCGTCTTTTTCACGGTATAGAATACCCCCACCGCAACCTGGTTTTATTGGACAGAATCTTCCTACTTTACCTACAAACACATAAGCGTGTTCTCCTTCTGGTAAATTTTCATTCATATCCAAATATAAACTTGAAGTTACAGATTTTGTCTCGCATAGATCATCAAATGTGATATCCTCTCGAGAAAATAACTTCTTAAATACATACGGTATTTGGAATTGAGTCCCAGTTGCAGTCCAATCACCGTCTTTATACTTTGCAATATAAACTGCATCGTTAACTAAACACATCTTTTCATATGTTGCTTCGTGTTCAAATGTGTACCCATATTGTTTACCAAAGTCCATAACAAAATCTATAATATCCTGTGATGCGTTCGGTATTTTTATTGAGTCTGTCTTAATATGCGCAACAGTGAAACCTCTTTCCTGAACTTCATCCTGCAAAGTACGCATAAATAAAGCTCCTCTCAATGCCACAATATTATTTTTATTACGAATATCCCTGAAAGGATTTTCAAAAGATGCCGAAGTTAAACCATATACTGAGTTTATTGGTATTTTTAATGCTCCAGATAAAGCTTTGACAGATTCTTTATCTTTTAAATATTTAGCTAATTTACCGTCAAACATATGTGCAACGGCGTCTAAATCATTATGCTTTATATTTAAACGAACATCAACCAATGCTTTATAACGTTTTGTATGGTCGCCAAAAACGTTCATGTTAATTATGCTATTTGGATGCATTGATGCGACGTCAAGTAACGCCACATCAGTATACATACCAGGTTCCGCATAGACATACCCACCTTTGCCAAGGTCGGTTCCTCTATACATATTTTTGCCTTCTATAAATTCATAGCCTGGAAAACTATTTATAATTCCTTCCATGATGCCCTCCTTTACATACTTATTGCGTTAAAAATAAAAGCAAATATAGACCACCATACTAAAATAAATATAACAATGGCCATCAGCCCAAGTCCTGCAATAGTATCTATTAATTGGTTCTTTCTTTTTTCTTCCTCCTTAGCTTTCATATATTTTGTGATATCAACTATGATGCTTTCTTTCTTATCTTTTATTTTCATATCCTTAACCCCTTTCTGAAAGATATTTATTTAGGTATAGGCATATATACAGAACCTACAAGTGCTATCCCTACACATCCTATACCTATACATATCATGCCTAATACAAGTCTCGCTTCTTTATTATTAACAATTTCTTTACAAATATCTTTCGGAACGTCCATAACTTTTTTAACCCCCTTAGCTATACGTTTGACGAATTTTTTCATATCCTTAACCCCTTTCTGGAATATACTTAAAAGTATTGTTCTCCTGTAGCTAAATCTGTATACACAAGATTTGGATGTCTCTCTTTTCCAAATATAATTCTAGTTGTTAAACTATTACTTGTATCATTGACAGTCATTCCAGCCAAATCTGCTAATATCTGTCTAGCGACAAAATCACCTTTAAGATGATTGAATACTGCTTCAGTTGCAATAACATCATTGTCACAATACTCGGCTACTAAAGGCCACATTTCTTCTGGAACAGGTTGATCCCAAGGAAGCCCCAATTCCTTATGATGAATACCTAACTCTATCTCCCATTTTTTCAAAGATTGTTTCTTTGTTGAGAAATCATATACATCAGTATAAGATACATTATATGCTTCGCCAAAGAATCCTCTTCCTGTATTTATTATTTTCTGAGATAATGCGTATAATTGTTTATTATTGTATCCTAAATATCTTGCGTATAAAATATGATTATCGTATCGTCTACAGTTAAATCCTACAAGTCTAAATTTAAATAAACTTTCGATGTCTTCCGGTTTAGGATTTATCATTCTAATCACGGGATTTCCTTCTCCGGCTTTTTTCCAGTTTACTAAAAATAGATTTGGAAATACTTCGACATCATAAAATATAATGTCTTTTTCACTTTCTTTAGGTTCAGATTCATTTTCTGATTTCCATTTCATCTTACCTACAAGTTTGATACAATAATCTGCTTGGTTAGTTGACGATGCTGCAAAACTTAAAACCTTAGGTTTCATATCTGTAACATCATAAGCTATTCCACTATTAAAAGCATCGTCTAATATCTTTTTGATAAAATCGATACTTGGTTTAGTTGCTGGATGAATTTCCTTTCTTAAGTTTTTCTTAATTAAAGTACGTATCATCTTTTCGTTTTTTACACTTTCAAAATTCACCATTTTATCATCTCCTTTCAATGGTAAACCAGAAGATATAGTTGCGATTGGTAAGTCGTTACATCTAGTTAATTTTCTTCTAAGTGCACTCTTACCTGAATATACTTTTATTTCTATATGATCATCATAAACAGATGAAAGACGTTTCGGATCCCCACTATAAATATAATGAAGATGTACGCCTTTACCCGATTTAGATAATTCACAATATGTTGGAGGCCATTTGCTAGCTGCCTCTAAATTTTTTTCTAAAGATTTATTGCCGTCTTTATCCGTTAAATCGAAATCTATTACAATATGATTTTCTGGAACTCTGACGTAATGCAGTTTCGAAGTGTCAATATCTTTTAGAGTTGTCTTTACATAATCCCAACCCTTTTTAGGTGTTCCTTTCTTTTCATCCGCGTATTGAGCAGGATAGTCAGAACAAGTTTCATCAAATATAGAACTGGCGCCATTTAATTCTATAGTTGAAATATCTTCTTCTGTTTCAGATTCTTTACGCTCTTCGAATTTATTTTCTAAGAAACCAATATAATAGTTTCTAACTCTAGAGCCGTCTTCGCTGCCCCTCTCTTTATACTCTTCGAAATAGTTTTTTAACTCTTCTTTGAATACACGTTTAGATAAAGGATATGGAACTTTTGCTTCTTCAATATATACTTTGTATAAATCCCAAGCTCTTTTTAAAGATATGTTTTTCTCCTCTGCAAATATAAAGTAATGATCCAATACAAAGTTGTAGAAATCATTTGTGCTTGACAACATACCTACTGGAATATAATCGTCATAAGCATGAGTATCTGCTAAATATACATCTCTACAATGTAACGCTATAGCCCCTAATTCAAAAGGTATCTGATTCATTGCTTTATCATATTCTTTTCTCGGTAATTTTTCACCTGAAGGAGTAACATCAATAAGACGTCTTATCAAACCTGATTTAGCGTCCGTAATTTTTACAGGTTTATTAGTACCCATAAATAAGAATGCTTTAAATCTATTATGATATGCAGATTTAAATTTTTCATTAACTGTCATGAGCTCATGTGACACTAATGAATTTAATCTAGTATTATCTTCTATTCTTGATAAGTCGCCGTCATGTTGAATCGCAACTAACGGATTAGTCTTAAAAGATTCAAGAGCGAAAGAGTTGCTAGAGCTACCTAAAGCCCTAGCATCAAACACTGAATAATATCCTTCAAATAAATCTTGTATAATATTTAGGATTGTTGATTTCCCTGTACCGGCAGAACCATACAGAACCATAAACTTCTGAATATGTTTGGAATCACCAGTAACAATAGCTCCTATACTCCATTCGATTTTATGTCTTTCTTCTGGAGAATATAAAGTTCCTATTATTTTATCAAATGCTGCAATTGAATTTCCCTCCAATGGATATGGCAAAACTTTACTTGCGTAATCTTCTTTCTTTGGATTCATATTTTTCCATATCAACTTTTCGTCAAGCATATGGTAATTATCTCGCATTTGTTTTTGAACATATTTATGCCATTTATCAATAACCCCTGATTCAGCGTCCCACATATATAAAACCCTAACAGGTGTGGCAGAATTTTTATACTCTTGAGCATATTCTCTTAATTCATTATCGATGATAGTTATTGCTTCTTGTTCTTCTGTTGACCATAAATTACGTTTGTCATTCCAAATCGAATAGAAGTCTCCACCACGTATCATTAAATCTTTAGATTTTTTAATAACGAATTTTGGGTATATTTCCATTACTCCGCTCTTTGTAATTTTTGTAGCTATTGTCATGAAGTCTACCACATAATATACCTCCTCTCTAATAAGTATCGTCATGTTTATTAGGAATATTTATCCATTCTTTATGAGGAGAATGAATTTTAAATATTCTATCAAACATTCGTCTTATGAATTTAAACATATATACACCTCCTTTCTAAAATAGTTTCTCATCCAAATAATGACACATTTGCCACCAAATTTGTTTATCTCTCAGATCTTCAAAACTATCATTCAGTATAAATATGTTTCCACCTCTTCCGTCTCGTAAATATAAACGATTATTGAAAGAGTGTAATCTGTCTAATACTTTTTTTCTTGAGAATCTAGAATTACTCTGATCATCTAAACCAAGATTAGCAATCATATCCCAAAACCAATAGCCTGGAGAATATGATTCATCAGACCCTTCTGTCATGTTATACATTTTAAATGATAGAGCAATAAGCATCTCTAAAATTGCACATGGTCTTTTCCATTTGTAAATATCTTGATCTCCTCCACCATGAACAAACATCCAACGAAGTTCTTCTCCGTCGACTTCTCGATTCTCATCATATGGGTGATGCACTTCAAAATCTACTTCAAAGAGAACATCTAATAATTTTGTATATGATGCTCTCCTTCTTGGACGATCTTCGTAAACGATATCAATTAGCCATTGTTTATATTCAAATATAACCTTATTCATACTAATCTACTTGATGAGGCTTTCTTTGGATTTCTTCTATTGGTTTTATTTCTTCATAACAGAAATCGTCTTTAAGAATTTCGAAATCCATTTTTAGTTCATCGTTTCTAATATATAGACTTGTGGCCTCAGGGAACTCGTCAAATATCTTTAGATTTTCTTCCCCTATATGAAGGTCTACTTCATCAATGACATCGTCTGCGTCTTCGTCAACTAACTTTTTATCACCCATAAAATATGTCAGTTGCAAAGTATCATAATCTTCATTTTCACCGTACTCATCAGGGTCTATTATTTCGGGTCTATTGTAAATAGTTTTTTCATATGTCAAAGTATTTAATATTGATATTTCGTCGCTTGCCGCTCTAGATATGATTTCATGTGCTTCTGCGCCCGCTTCAGAAATATTATTTGCTAGCTGTTCTAAAACACTTTCTTCTTTCCTTTGAGTAGGGTAATTAGTTGTTTTGTATTGACTTGCTAATTTATTGTATTCTATTACATTCTTTTTATCATTTGATTGACTTAAAGTAGCAATATGATTTTCAGCTTTTTCTTTTATAGCGTCAATTTTTTCTAACTGTTCAGATTCAAATTCATCTAAACGTCTTACGTGTTCTTTTTGGAACTCGTCTAATTTTTCTTTGTAAATTTCTTTTACTTCGTTGATTTCTATTCTTGCTAATTTACTTGCTTCTTCTTTGTATTTTTCTTTCTTTATCATATCGCAAGCGAAATATCCAGTAACACAACCACTTGCAAATATAATAAGGCCTATTATTGTTTTCTTTAACATTTCCATTCCTCCTTTACAGAATTAAATAAATAATTCCAAATACTAATATTACAAATATAAGTCTTTTTAATTGTTCAATGTCCTTATTCAATTTCCAAATAAGTTCATTCATGTTATGAATTGCTTCGTTAGTATTATCCATAACATCTCCTGCTTTTTCAATCGCGTTATTAGCATTATCTATAGCTCTATTAGCATTTTTTAACACGTCATTAGCGTTATTAACTATTTTTGCTTTTCCAAATATAGATTTCTTTTCTTTTTTATCGTCTTCTTCCATTAAAACTACCATTGGTGTATTCTCCTTTTCGTCACTAGTTTCTTCTGTTAATATTTCTTCTTCCTTTTCTTCGATGATCTCTTCTTCTCCAAAGAAATGATCATACAACATATAAGTAGCTAGCCCTGCCACTCCTATTTTAACAACTTTCTTTAATAAGTTGAACATACCCCTTTGCTCCTTTCGCCCCTTTAAATATAATTTATCTTGTATACAATTCGTCTATATATGGATTACCAGTTCCTTCTCCAAGTCTTCACATAAGTTCCCATATATTTCCGTCAACGTTAAAGTCTAATAATATATTTCTTTCGTCGCCATTTACGAATCTTCTTACTCTTTCTCTGTCTAAATCAAATAAACCAAAGTCTACGTAATTATCTCCTACTGGATGTTCAGGATCATAAACCCAACCTACAACTTGCCCCGCTTTAGTTTTAGGTATACCTAACATTTCGTAAACTTCATTTAAGAATATTCTTCCTCTAGCAACTAAAATATCATTTGCGAATTGTTGTTGTGCTTTTAAGAATGTTAGATTATACTCAGGATCTTTTTCCCAATATGGTGATGCTTCATCAAAGAATCTAGCATAATCAGAATATGAATTTGGATCGTTAGGGTCCATTTCCATAACTTTTTGAGTTGTTTCATTTCCGTCTTCATCTGTTACAGTTTCAGCTTTTATTCCATATCTCATTTCTTTATCTACATCTTCACCGTATTTTTCAATAACGTTTTTTCTGTAATTAGAATATGATTTATCAAGTAAAGTATATGCAGATGCTAAACCAGCATATCTCTTTTGTAATATTCTATTTGATGATACTAAACAAGCAACTGAGAATATACCTAAACCAATTGCTGGTAAATATAATTTGACTATTTTAACACCAGTTTGAACAGCGATAACGTGTTTATCGTTTTCTGCGTCTTCTTCGCTGTATTTTTCTTTGTCAACTTTTTCTAAAGCTGTTTCTATTTTTTCTAAGTTTTCTTGAGTTTCATCCATTACGTCGTTTATCTTTAATGTTGCTCTACAAGCTAATACTGTAGAACCTATCATACCTACAACCCCAACACCTATTAATATTTCAGGTGAATGTTTTTGAACTTTAAATTTACATTTATTAAACATTTCTTTTATTTTCATTCTATTTACCTCCTAATTTTTTGTTTATTCTTGAAAATATCCCGAATATCATTATACTAGCTCCTATACCCATTACCAATACGTCATTATCATAAAGAAATCTTACGAAATGTAAAATATCCTTCATTTCTAATTCTTCATTTTTATAGATATCAATTCATTCATTATTTAACCTCCATAACGAACTTAGCGATACGAATTCCTATTCCAACACCAAGCAAAATACTTCCTACACCTATCAACACTAGGTTTAATTTATTTTTCATTATTTGCCTCCTAATTTTTCTTTTATTTTTTCAGCTGGTCTTGTTTTACCTATAGCACCAACTACTTCTCTACCAGCTACTAATGCTTCGCCACCATAATATATAACTGTTGATACTGGCGAATTTAATATAAGCATAGTCGCCGCGATTTCAATGGTCCCCTTACATAATTTCTTTAACATAAATATACCCCTTTCTATAAATTAATCTAATGGTAATGCTTTTGGAAGTTTAAGAATATAACCGTCTCCGTAACGAAGAGATTCTACTCTTGCACTTCTTAAATTTGACCATCCGTATTTATTATCTGTATAATTTCCAGATATACCAACTAAATCATACAAATCTGCAACTGATACAATTTTATATGTATCAATTAAATCTTCCATTCTGTCTAGAACTTCTTCTGCTTCTCTTCTTGTTTCTAATATGATATCGTCAAATTCATAACCTCTGACTCTCGCCGGTCTGTCGCGATCACGATCTCTTCCTCTATCTCTGTCTCTATCATCGTAATATTTATAATAGCTTGTTCTTCCGGAACCGCTACGTCTTCTACCACGAGATCTCTTTTCACCAAATAATATAGTGTCTATAGTATCAACTAAAATATCGCTTGAACTACCTACGATTTCAGATATAGTTCTTTTTGCTGTTGGTATTAAAATATCCATAATGATATACTCTTTTATACTTGAGCTATTCGCTTTAAACATATCTTTAAAAGATTCTGGTTTCTTTTCAACTTTCTTTCCTTTTGCTATTGGTTGTAATTTCTCTCTTTCTTCTTGTTTAGATTTATGAGAATTACTTTTATATTCAGCCATGTTAACATCTCCTTCTTTTTTAAAAATATAAAACGCAAAAGAGAAAGTACTTGTTTAAAAGTACTCCTCCTTTGAATTAATATCTAATTCTAGATTGTGATAAATAAACTAAATTATTTATTATCAACTGGTTCAGATTCAGATTCCAATTCTTGTTCAGCTAATTGGTCTGCTAATTCTTCTTCTGCTTGCGCTTCTTTAGCTAATTTTCTTTCATTAATTTTTTTCATTAATCTGTTACCTACAGGTACAAATACTCGTTTAGTAAGTTGGTCTGCTATAACCACACTTGCTATACCTACTACTGCTCCTATACTAGCACTGATTAAGATTTCTCCTAATGAAGTTCCATTGTCTTCAGAAGTTATTTCAGGTTCAGAATTTACAACTTGTTCACTTTCCATTGGTTGGATTTCGTTACCTAATTCCATTTCATAATTATTATTCATTTCGTTCATTTTGTTACCTCCTAAAAATTTATATTCTTTCATTAAAGGCCTTGTAAATTTCGCGCGTTTTTAATTTAATGAAATAAAAAAGAGAACAGTACTTGTGATAAGTACTATTCCCTTTTGAAATTATTTATTCATATTAGATAATTGTTTAGCTACTTCTTTAGCTATTCTTTCGTCTAATTTCTTGTCTTCGGACATTGAAGATATCACTGTTCCTGCTAGTGATAATATCAATCCTGCTATACCTAAATTAGTTCCGTTAAATATCTTTTTCATAGTTAAATACCTCCTAAAATTCATATATTCTTTCATTAAAGAATATGTATTAATCGCGTAAAAAGCAAAAGAGAAAGTACTTGTTTAAAGTACAATCTCTTTCTGAATTAATAATGATTTTTGTTAGTTAAATATAAACTAATTATAATATTTCAAAATCATCTTCAGTTTCTTTATTTTTGCGATTTCTTATTTTATCTTTAAGTCTATTCTTCGCATTTCTTATTCCATCTAATGTAGTTTCAGCTGCTGGTATCACAACCTTATCGATAGCTAAGCCTGCTAAAGCTGTACCACCCATTACGGCTGCTGATAATAACACTGTTCCTACCATAGATTTTCCTAATTCTACTGCGTAAGAAGGTTTCTTTTCAGATATTATATTTTCATCTACTAAAATATAATAAACCTCTTGATTTCTATTTTCCATATTATTCATTTCGTTCATGTTAATACCTCCATAAAATTTATATTCTTTCATTAGAGGCCTTGTAATTTTCGCGTGTTAATATAACATATAGTTTTCATCCGGTGGTAAAACATATCTTAATTTAAGACACTCTAAACCATCGTCAAGAGTAATTCTATCAAACTCAACATCGATCCAAGCGTAACCATAAAATTCCCAGTTCATTGCAGCATTCCATCCATTAATATTACCTTGTACGGTTTCCTCAAGTCCAATTAATTTTAAAAAATAATTAAGCGGAACCTCACCGTCGATTGCATATTTTCTATTAAGTTCGTATACTGCTTTCGCTAATTCTTCATGCGTAGTCTCGAAATATCTTTTAGTTACCGGTTCGTAAAATAGTACATCGTCCCTGGTGATATTAGAATGTTTTTTCAAAAATAACCCTCCGGCAATTTTTTGGTCTGCTTCTTCACCAAACATTTCTACAACTTGTTCTCTGTATTCTTTAAACGCAGTATCAAGTAAAATATAACTCGTAGCTGCTAATTCTTTCAAACTTTCCATACGTTTAAAAGATAAAACAGAAGAACTTATAATCGCAGATATTGTTATCCCTCCAAATATAATAGCGTTTCGATAATTTGGTAAAGCTATTATTAATTGCTCGCTAGGAGTTAATGCTCTATTCTTAATATCTTCGTTATGTTCAATTAGAGCATATACTTTCGGTGTTGCCTTAATGGCAGAAAGAGTCGTAGCTACGACTCCTACTACCGCTACACCAGCTAATATCTCTGGCGCATACTTTCTTAATTTCATTTCCAGATTCATAAATATAACCTCCTTATATTGCTATTGGATGCACGTTATGGTATACAACCAACGCTAATCTACCGTCTTTTGTCAATTGACTATCGAAATCCATATCAATGAATCCGCTATCGATATGCCATCCCATGACAGTTCCTAAATAACAAGACTCTAAACCTAACTCTTCATTATATTCGTTAAGCATTACGTAATTTTCAGTTAACATACGTTTGTTTAGAATATGTTCTATCTCTTTCAGTTTAGCCATACTTGATGTAAAATATGAACCACTAAGAGAATCAAAACATAACACGTCCTGTTCACTATTATAGACTAGTGTTTTAGGCGGATTTCTTTTAGCTAAAACTTCCTTATTAATTTCTCGATGTATCTCTTCTGCTTTCTCTTCGCCAACAACTTCTTTTATTTTGTTGTTGTATAAGTTTAATGTTTCAGCCATTACGCCAGCTGATGCCATTAATGTTGCATTACGTTTTGTTAATACATTTGTACCATAAAGAATAGAATATGCAGAACCTGCTACAACGATAACAGTTGGAACATAACATTTCCAAGTCGCTTTAACTTTTTCTTTTAAAGTTAATTCTCTGTTTTCGTAATATTCTAAATCATCAAGTATTCTGTCGGCTTTAATACTAGCCTTTCCACACATAACAGCTGCAGATATAAATCCTCCTATGCCGACACCTATTAAAGTTTCTGGTCTTTTAAATATGTTTTTCATACATATACCTCCTCAAAAAAAAAATAAAAGGAAAAGGACTCTCATCCTTTTCAAAGAGACTTTAGCAGTAGGCAACTCCTTTATAAGGCGCCCCTTGTACTGTTTTCTCTTCATTAAAGACCTTGTAAATTTCGCGCAAAACTCAACAGGCTTTGTTGCTAGCCCGTTAAGCTTTAAAAATATACTATAGTTTAAATAACTTTGATAAACTTCTACCTGCTGTTGTTGTAAAGTTATAATCCTTCTCAAAATTACATATCATTTTCGCAAATTTGGTTCTGAATTTATTATCAATCATTGGTGTAAGTATTACCGCTGCTGTCACTTCAAGTATCTTCAATAAACGTTGTGTTTTTAGCTTATCTTGTTCAAGATTGTAATTATTTACAGATTTTTGATTTTCTAAACGTATTTTCTCTGAGTCTAGTTTAAGTTTTTCTTTATCCACTTCTTTCTTAGCGTTAATTTCTAACTCATTCTTTCTTCTTTGAACTTCGTTTTTCTTATCTTCTATCTCTAATTTATTTACTAATTCTTTTTCAAGTTTTGCCATTTCAATATTGTTTCTATCTAATACATTGATAGTTTCAGCTAACTTCATAGCTTCACTAAATGCCTTGCTATTATAATCATCCTCATTTGGTAAACCTGATAATGCTATTTCAAGTCTGTCTTTTAACAAATCATTCAACATTTCATAGTTTGTGTTTTTCATAATTAATACCTCCTAAAATATGTTTTCATAATAGGACTTGTAATTATCGCGAATGAAGAAAAAATAAGAGCCTTTGTGATAAAGACTCTTACCTTTTAAAGTTATCTTTTTATTTTGTTTTTTTTATGATTAAATTCTTTCGGTATAACCAAGATGGATCCAGCCTGCACCAG